TATTGGCTAACGCAGGAGGTATACCAACGTTTACAACTCTTTCTGGCGATGTAACAATTAACAGCTCTGGTGCAGTTACAATCGCTGCAAATTCAGTTGCTCTTGGAACTGATACAACAGGCGATTACGTTGCCTCGCTTGTTGCAGGAACTGGTGTTACTTTGTCAAACAACTCTGGCGAAACTGCTACTCCCACAATTGCAATAGGTCAGTCTGTCGCTACAAATGCAGAAGTAACATTTGCCGGAATCAAGACAACTTCAGCTATTGAAGTGTTGACAATTTCTGCAACTGCAGCAACTGGTACAATCAACCTTGACATGGTAAATGGTACAACATATTACACAACAAACGCCAGTGCAAACTGGACCGTAAACCTAAGATGGAATTCAAGCACTAGCTTAGATAGCAAACTTGCTGTTGGAGAAATGGCTACGACTTCTTTCATGGTAACCAACGGTGGCACCGCATACTACGCAAGCGCTCACCAAATTGCAGGTACCGCAGTTACTCCAAAATGGCAAGGTGGATCAGCTCCAAGTTCGGGCAATACCAACTCAATTGACATGTATACATATACCGTAGTCAAGACCGCAGCAAATACATTCACAACCTTTGCTGCAATAACAAGGTTTGCATAATAGGAGCGTAGCTCAAACATGCCATTTTTAAATAGGATTAGTGGTGGATCAGCTAGAAAGTTTGGCTTGTCCAAAGGCTCATTTAAGTGTCTGGTTAATGGTGGTATCGTTACTTTGGCATCAGACAATAGGTGCTATTACCCTGCGAACTACGCGGCTACGGCTACGACAACGAGCTATTCGTGTCAGCAAGGCCCTGGGTGTTATAGCGGTGGTGGATTTTGGGGCAGCGATGGAGCAGGAGCGGGTTGCTGTAGTTGCGCTTCTTGCCCATGGCCAAACTGCGCAGGTTGCTTCAGTGTGCACTGCACCTGCTACGACACAGGCTGGAATCCAATAGGCAATGTGGGCGGCGGTTGCTATCAGCCGTACTACATAACAACCACGTGTTCGAGCACCTCATATTCGTGTCCGGTGAACTCCGGAATAGCAACACTAAGTAATACTACGTGCGTTTATCCAGCTTCGTATAATGCTACTTTAGTATAAAAATAGAAAAGGAAATATAAAAATATGTCCGATACACAAACATCATCAGCTCACGCAGATTCTTCAAATTTTGAAAATATGACTGACGAACAAAAGACAAACTTTTTTGCCCAAATAGGGCTTGGTAGTTCACAAATTAGTCCTGATGGATACGAGTTTTTTGCCTTCGTCGTTGATGGAAAGGTCGCAGTAATTTTTATTGCAAGTAAAGAAACTATGCAAAAAGAAATAACTGCTTGGTCTTCTAATCCTAAAGTAGTAAAACTTACAACAGAACAGAAGAACGTCGTGCTTGAAAACTGGAATTATGACGATCAAACAGGAGAATTTTCTCAACCATTGTAATTGGTATTTTCATTATATATGATATAATATAGTTCAGTATATAGTGAAAGAGGTTAAAGTATGTCATTTGAAATTCATGCAACAGACAATGGTCCAGTCATCATTAACAATGACGAAGTCATTGTCCTCACAAGCGAAGCACAGATGCTAGAGCTGTGTCACGAAGATCCAAGTTGTTTTTCTAAAATAGAAAACCATATTCAAGATGAACTTAGATCAGCTTCAGAAACATATTTAGATGGATTTATCAGCAAGTTAAATCCACCAGCTGGTAGACTGTATGCCTACATTGCAGCAGTTCAACAGTATTGGATGTTTAGAAATATAAAATTTGCACAGTATTTGGAAGCTATTCAGAATTCAGAGGAAGAATGAGTTCTAAAGAAATAGATAAAGACGAATCATATCATAAAATACGTTTGTCTATTTGTAAGGAATGTCCAAGATTCTTTAAGCCATCTGGGCAGTGTAAAGAGTGTGGTTGTTTTATGAGAGTAAAAACACGCATTAAATCAGCAGTTTGTCCCATTGGAAAATGGTAAAATACATTTTAGATGAACAAAAAAACAAAATCTGAAACAATAATATATTGGTCACCAGCATATTCTGCTCGTGGTATGTATGATCTCAATCATCTGTACGCAGAACCAAAGTCTGTTTATGATGAGCTTTTATCAAAAAAAGCACCAGTAAAAGATAATTTGATTAACTTCCTTAGATGTCCAGCAACATCTGATTTATTAAAAAATACATTCGTTGTTAGGGCTCCTGTAGATAGTCAAGTTTCTTTCAACTTTGACACACACAGAACAAAGCAGTTGAATAATAGTCCCATGTATGAAAAAACACATAAAATTGATTTTCAGTATGTTCATAAACCAACTTTGGCAGGTCATAATTTAATAGACTATAGATATCCAATAGTGTTTTTTTCCGAAGAAGATAGCATGATTGCTACGCTCACGCCACCATACTTTGAGCATGTCTCAAGTTATGAATCTGGGACGATTGTACCAGGTCGTTTTGATATAGCAAAATGGTTTCGCCCAATGAATATGGAGTTTCAATTGTGGCCTAACATAAATACTTTAAATATTTTGGCTGGAGAAGCCATATGTTACCTACATTTTGATACAGACAAAAAAATAATACTAAAAAGATTTGTTACAAATAATGAAATAGAAAAACTTATAGGATCTTTTGTCAATGTTTCTCCATTTAAAAAACTAGCTCGATTATCTGATAGATATAAAATGTTTGAACAATCTAGGTCTAAACAGAGAGTTTTAAAACTGATTCAAAAACAGCTTATTTAGTACTATAAAGTCATGATTTATAACGATACTGTTTTCTATGAGCAGTCAGGTGTTAACTACATCGGCTCATTGATAATTAAGGTCGCATCTTTGCCAGCGCCTATTATATTAAATAATATTAAAATATCATTTGCGGGTACACAAGATTATTCAAATAAAACCACTATAGCCGTATTAAGCATAGACGTATCTCCTAGTGGAATTATAACGATTGAAACAGTAGAAGAAAATCTTTCTGCTCTTACCTCCATAGAGGCAGTTACAATATATGAAGGCAATGTAGTTGGTCTTGGCTAGTTCTCGCAAAATTCTAGGTTTTACGGTACTATAAGCATTTGATTGACAAGATAGGATCTTATTATGGCCGCCATTTATGTGAATGATACAGTTCGCTTTAGGGTTAAGTTTATAGATATTGATGCCTCTGGAAACGAAGTTGAGGTAGAGCCAATATCTGTTCTTTTTAAATTATTTGATTCCAATAACAATCTAATATTATCAACTACTCCAAATTCACTTACTGAGTCAGAATACTACTACGAGTATACCCCAACGGCTGCTGGCAATTATAAAGTAACCTTTATAGGAACACTTGATGGTGATAAAACAATAAATGTTAATCAACAAGTTTATGTTAGTACACCAGAAGAAGATTACAAGCCTACTATCTTCTTAAGGGAAGACGAAATAATAGCTTTTGCAGCTGATGTAGAGCCATTATATGTTGATCCAGAAGAACTAGTGCCATACTTCCCTGATGCACCACTGCTTGAAATAGGAGAATTTGTACATATATATTCTCAGGAAATTAAAGATATATTTGGTCTACTTGATACAGAAGACGGAAGCAATTTGAGTTTTACCGCAATTGAATATATAAAAGCAGCCACTGCATGCGAGCTTTCAAGAGTATATGGCGGAGGTGGAGATGATGAGCTTTCTGTCAGACTTGGCGATCTGTCAATAACAAATAGAAATCTTCCAAGAAATACTTTGAGCAGAGCAAATGCAACAACTTGGTGTCAAATAGCAGCAACTCTTAGAAAAGAGATTCTAGCTCAAAAAGTAGGGATAAGAGCGATACAACCAAAAGGCCTTCCCACAATGCCGACGATCAGTTCTGGAAGAGCGGTAGATCCGTATACTGGATCAACAATATATCTTTCAGATAAAGACATATACGGCCCGAATGCTCTGATATCCCCTAAGGAAAACCCGATACCCGAAAGAGGATTAAGGAAGAATGATTAATCCTCAAAAAACATTTAAAAATATTTTAAAACAGTGGGGACATAACATTTTAATTCAAAGATTGGCAGACGCACAATCAATGAAGTATGAGTCCAAACTACAGAGATACACAACAAGATCATACTATCCTGGTTCTAGCGGATTCGCAAATGCAATGCAAGAAAAGACACAAGGTATTACGGTCGCCTCAGAAGTTATATACTACTTACAAGATTTTGTTAATCCAAAGTCTGGAGATAGAATATATGAAGAACTTCCAACTGGAAATGAAATATTTAAAATAGACTTTGCCGCACCAGTTAGAGGTAGAGGCGGCAAAATAGTTTACTGGATTGCGGGAGCAACCAGAGAAGAGACACCCAATGCTTAGGCTAGCTAATACTCAAGTAGCAAACTTTAGATTTGGATTTTCGTTTGGTGGTTCTTTTTATGATCCATTGGCTGAAGCCGAGCCGATTGACGTATTTGCAACCGTAGTTCGTGGAGAAATAGGAACTGGTCAAATCATACAACCTTCTGTATCTTTGTTGAATTCAAGTTATAGAATTACTTCAATTGTTTTGCCATCAACAATTGTTGACGGTTATGCATTTTTAACCTTTGAATTTGAAACAGAACATTTTCTTAAGGTAGGAAATTCTGTTTATGTTTACGGTATTAGTCAGTCGTGCAATGGAGATTATGAAATAACATCGGTAGTTAACTCCAATAAAGTGGTTGCAAAGAAGATAGCCAGTTCCATACCTGATATATCTGGATTCAACTCTTCTTTATACTTAGCAAGATTGACTCTAAAAAGCTCCAGTTATTTCAAAAGAATATCTTCTTCTGAGTACCAGTTTTCCTTTACTGTTCCATCGGATCTTCAAAGTGGAATATATACAGTAGTCATACAAACTAACTACAATGGTAGAGCGCAAGTAGTAGAGCATACTTTTGAAGCAGTCAATAAAAACTATACAAAAACTGGAAACGTAATTGGAAAAAAATTAGAAAACAATATTGCAACGATTACAACCGAAAATAATCATTTTATAGAAGTTGGTGAATTTGTCACAATACAAGAAACAGATAAATTTCTTGATGGAACCTACGAAGTAACTGCCATCCCAACAGACAATACTTTTGAATTTTTTTTGGCAAGTACTCAAAACATAGCGCAAACAGCTGCTTTTGGTAAATACTTAGTTAAAAATATTCTTGGTACATCTGATCAATTGTCAGGTCCAACTGGTAGTTCTGCAGTTTCTTTCAAACCAATATACAGTGCGCTCGATGAGTCAAGCACAAACTCCATACTGCTTGTTGGACACGCAGATGGATTAGAGCTAAATGAAATATATAAAATTAATTCAATACAAGAAGCCGTTAATTTGCTTGGTGCGGACATGAAGTCACCTCTACTAAGAGGAGTATTCGACGCCTATAGTTGCGGCGCTCAGAGCATATTCATACTTGCTGCAGCACCAATGTCTGAGTATATAGATGACGTATCTAAAAGACTCGACCCTATGCCACATTTGATTTCTTCAAATAATGTAGATTCATTAAACTTTTATCAAAAATACTACGAAAGATTGTCTGACTCTTATGAGTTTATTAAAAACTATGAATTAATAGATATCATTGTTCCTCTTGAGATTTCTTTAATAAATACTGGATCAATCAACTTCATAGCGCAGCTTGCTTTGCACTGCTACAATTTTCACGAAAACACTGGTTACATTCAATTGGGAATCATCGGATCAAGATCAAACGGAGTTAAAGAATCTGATATATCAGTTCTTGAAGCAAACCCAATCTTTAAGAATAAACTCACAACATATAAATCAGATGGTCAAATTGAATCTGACATTGGAAGATATGTAATACCAATATATGGAGAATTAAATTTCAATCACATTGGATTTAATCGTTCCTACACAAGTAGCGCATCCGCTGCATTTGCCGGAGCGATGTCATCGACTCCAGTATATATGGGTATGATAAGACACAGATTGGAAGGCGCATTTTCATTGTATGGATCTGATCTTTCTCGTAGCGCACATATGAGGTTAGATAACCTTGGTATCAATACCGTATACAGAACTAGAAGAGCCATGAGGGGTAACCCTTACGAAGTTTCTATTTCTAACGACTATACAATGTCGACTGCCTCAAGCAGTTTATCAAAAGCTCCACAGATGAGACTTGTTGCAATGGTGATAAATGAAATAAAAAATATATCAAATGATGGAATAGGAAAAAACGCAGAAGATAAAGTAACAAAACAAGTAAAAAATATATTAGAATTACTAGTTGGAGCAAGAGTAATAAAGAGCTACGACATGCAGGCGTATGCATCAAAAACTGAAAGAGGATTTTTAATTTTTCAATTAAATCTAGTATCTTCTCTTGGTTTAAAAAATATTAATTTTTCAGTGACGACTGGACCAGGAGCTTAGTATGCAATCTTCATTTCCATTTCCAGGAAGAATAGACGATGACTTAAGTCCATATTCGGTTCGTCAAAATCAGATGAACGAATTCGATAGAAGACAGGTAACTAGACCGGAACAATATCATAACACGGATGCCAGAAGAATGAAGGCGGATGGTAATCTTAGCTACCTTGAGTTTATACAGGTTGTAAAACTACTTTGGGAAAACTCCTATCCAGATATTCCGATAGTGGCTACATTTGGCGGATCATTTGCATCGTATCCGTGCATTGCCTATGGAATGGAGCTAAAAAGAGCTCATAATCAAGAACCAAAAATGAGGTATAGAGACAAGGCTTTGGGTGAAGATGGAAAATATTATATTATTGAGGGCCAGAGATTCCAAAATGTAGTATCTTTTACCGTTATAGTTCAAGCTGACGCAGGAAAAATTGAGGGTGATTCAGTTAGGTACGCTGGCGCTGAAGTCGCCGACAGGGTTATGGAAAGATTTGAAGATTTCATGTTAGAGTATACTCCAGTATTTAAAAAATTAGGTGCATCTGAGTTTGTGTATGCAAGGAGAGTATCTGACACAGAAACAAATATGGATCAAGCCGACGTAGTTAAAAGAACAGTACTTTACATGCTAACTACAGAAAAACTATCAATAAGCCAGGTAGACATTATAGATAAGATAGTCTACGATGTAAGGCAGTATATAGCCTCTCAGCCAGCAACGCCAATTTATGATTATAATAGAGAGGTATATCAGGGGCATGAAGAATTTAAAATTGTAGATCTTTTTCAATCGGCCACCCCAAATGACTAGCAATAGAATGTATAAATATAGTATTAAAAAATAAAATGTAGTTTGTTTTTATAGGTTATTCATTACTATATGTTCTGAGTTATATAGAGTCCATGACTTGGAGGTCGAAACCAAATGGCATTACCAGGCGTAAAAACAATTATTAAGGATCGCTTTTACAGCATTTCTCGTCAAGACAGCCCAGTGGGCCCAAGAGTTGTTGTAATTGCCAAGAGAGATACAGATGATGGCGAAGGTAACGTAGCTGACCTAGACGTTGTTTTCTGCACAAATGAGGCCGATGTTATCGAAGCATTTGGTGAAGACTCTCACTGTCACAGAGCATACTTTGAGCTTGTCTCTGGTGGCGCAGAAAGAATTTATATGGTTCCACTTCCAAGTGACACCGTATGGAACCACACAACTGGTTCGGTAACAAGCACAGATTTTGGTGGCAGCGTTCTTGATGCAGCATTTGCAGCAGCAGAAGCCGCACAACCAGATATCCTTGTACCGTGGGGAAGAGGCGGTGCACCAGAAGAATGGGCATCTACTCCTTCAAGCCCAGACTTTGGCTTCTTTGCAAACAATTCTTCAACAGCAGCCACAAGCTGGGTATATAAGGTAGCAAATCTCGTAAAAACAATCAATGAGAATTCACACCCATGCCTAGCTGTAATGGGCATCAAGCCATACACAAGTGCAAATGAAGTCATGACTCCTTCGCAGGTTTCAAGCCATCTTGCATTGTCAAACTTGCCAGATCATGACGCAGATGCAACTCTAAAAGAGATTGGTCGTCACGTTATGGTTATTGCAACTGAGCTTAAGCCATCAGCTTATCCATCTGATTGGGGTTACTCAAACGGCGCATGTGCAACAGCAGCTGCGCTAAGCAGAATGGCATCTTATACTTCTACAGTAAATAAGAATGTATACAACATTACTGCCCTGAGATATAACCCAACAAAGACAGTATTGAATACTCTTTCAAACAAGGGTGTAAACGCAGTTACGCTCAACTTCAATAGAGCACCAATATTCTCTGATGGTCTTACATTCGCTGGTTCTGCATCTGACTACACAAGACTTACTACATTGAGAATCATCAATGAAGCAACCTTGGTTGTTCGTCAAAGCTGCCAGAAGTTCATTGGCCAGCCTTCGACTCTGCAGGTTAGAAATTCGATGGAGACCGCAATTACATCAGCCCTTAGAGGCATGCAACAGCTTGGCGCAATACTTGATAGCGATTTCAATATCAAGTACATCGCAACTGAAAGCAAGGCTTTGATTGACCTTGTGTTGACACCAGCATTTGAACTCAGAAATATTGAAGTTCAAATTGCAGTCGACCTTGGCTGATCAAATAAATAAAAATACACACTGCACTTTATAAGTACCGATTGGAGGGTATATGGCAGGCGAATACTATGATAGCCCAGTAAATAAGTATCTCAATACTTACACAACATTTTCTGGTGCTGATATTGTTGCCACTTTTGGTGGCGTAGAAATTGGTGCTCTTTCTGGAATTACATTTTCAGTAACAAGAGAAAAGGCACCTATTTACACAATGGGCTCTCCCAACCCACGCTCTTTTTCAAGAGGTAAAAGAGGTATAGCTGGATCATTAATCTTTACGGTTTTTGACCGCCCAGCTCTTTACCAAATGCTTGAGACACACCACAACACATCAACCGAGATGAAGTTCTTTACAAGAGCTCACAATACTCTTCCTGGCGATCCTTCGCACAAGAGAGGAATTGCTGAGTTCACCAATCAAGGAAGAGACGTTGTATCTAAAACACCTTATTACGCAGACCAGATTCCACCATTTGATATTACAATAACATTTGTAAACGAATATGGTCAGGGCGCCGTACGTTCAATATATGGAGTCGAGCTTCTCAACGAGGGCTCAGGCGCATCAATGGACGACATTGTCATTGAAGAAACAATGACTTACGTTGCTCGTGAAATAGGCCCAATGTATAAGATTACAACTGATCAAATTGAAAGGTTTAATCAAGACGATCTTGGTTCGCTGATTAGCAAGGATGCAGTCAGCTCAAGCGGATTGAACTCTGCAATTATCAGACCATAATTCTGATACATTTTAAGTTGTTAGTCGGTGGTGGAGAAACGGGGAAGCTCTCTGCCGCCGACTAATACTTTTATAAAGAGGACATATGCCTTTTGAAAATGAAAAATCTACAGATATTGGCAAACTGACTACAATATCTTCTAGAAAAAATAGACTTTCCAACTATCAGGATTCGATAAAAGAATTTAGAAAAAACAATTTTCTTCCTGATCCATTTTCAGATATGTCATTTTCTGGTGCGGATATTCACGCAACCATGGTTATACCAAAAATAGGCGAAGATGGATTTTTAACAAATCAAGGTGACGTTCTAGAGTTGGCAGAACTTCAAACCATCTCTTATTCAATGCACAGAGAGAACTCACCAATTAGAACACTTGGTCACGTAAACCCAAGAGGCTTTGTCAAAGGTGCTAGAACAATAGCCGGAAGTATGATTTTCACTCAGTTTAATGAGTATGCTTTTTATCGAATCGATGCCTATAGAAAGTTGTTGGCAGATACAAAGGGATTTTATGCACCACTTGCAGATATGCTTCCGCCATTTGATGTTGTATTTAGCATGTTCAATGAGTATGGATTAGCTGGTAAAATGAAGATATATGGAATAACAGTGGTGGACGAAGGCAGCACCATGTCGATAGATGACTTAATAACAGAACAAACATACACATATATGGCAAGGGGTATACAACCACTTATCCAAATGGATACAGCTAATGATGATTTAAGATATCCAAATGGATATCAGGCACAAAAAGATGAAAGATTGAGAATAAGCACAAATGCCTTTGGTGATACCGTAGAAGACTATAAAAACTTTATAGAAAGAATATATCAACCATAAGGAAAATTATGACTGGTTCTTATAAAACAAATCCATATAGACCATTTACCGGTTACATTCCCTATGAGGAAACTGTCTCTAATAGACCTGGAATCAGAAACTTAGATGGAACATTTGATCCTCTTAGCGCAGATCTTGATCTTTATTGGGCTGGTAGTTCAAAAGCGGATCCAAGATTTAGTAATTATTACGATTACTTTTTTTCTGGAGAAGATGTCAAAGTATACATTGATGGCTTGTTTGACGAAAAAGACGAAGTAGATATTGCTGGTTTCGGATTTATGATTAAACAAGAAAAACAGGCCGTCTATGGATTCTGGTCATATAACTTCGATGCTATTATGAATGGAACAAGAATAATAACTGGACAGTTTTCGGTTTATTCAAGGTATCCAAGAAGAATGACGGAACTTTTAGAAAAAGCAGCTCAAGTAAGAGTCGAAACAATGTCTGGCAAAAAAGACAGTTCTGGAGTTGTATCTCTCATGAGATCGCAAAATGAATCTAGAAAAGACGAAGAAAATATACAGAAATATTGGGCCAATAGTCAACTAGATAGAATCACTTCTGACCCAGCAATAACTGCTGGGTCAGAAAATAATAACCATAATATATTTAGCGCACACCCACCTTTTAATTTTGTAATTATGTACGGAGTTGATGATGCAAGCCTTTCTCCAACTCTTGGGTCAAGCAGCAAATCGACAGCATCAATTGAACAGAGAGATAATTTGGATAGACTTATATCCACAGATGTAAATGAAAGAAAAATTAAATTATTTGGATCCAACAAAGCAATGAAAATAATTTTACAAAATGTTCACTTAATGCAAATGTCTACAGAGTATCAAAGTGGTGGAGCTCCTATAATTGAAACATATTCGTTTGTAGCTAGAGATTTTTATTTTACAGAAGCAGGAACGAATCTGGATCCATATTCTGGCAAAAAGACGTTTGTTGCACAAGATTCAAAATATTATGATAATACTGTTAAAATTCAACCGCCCAGAAATAGCAATATAGCGTATAAATCCTAATTTTATTGTGCTATAATATATGTGATTTAAATCAAAATTCCAAGGAGATAATAATATGTCAGATGTTAAAAAGATTGTAGTAAGAAGAGATCAGAAGTTGGCCGAAGAAGTCGGCGCAGATACTGCTGAGCTGATAATGGAAACGAGTGAAGAGCAGGAATCAGATTTGGTAGTTCAAGAGGTAAAACCAACATCTGCAGATGGTAAAGTAAATGACCCAGCAGAAGCAACTTCAGTTGAACAGTTAGCTGACGATGTTCCTATATTTGAAAATGGTCCTACTGCTGGTCAAATTGTAGAATGGAAAAAGCAGTACGGAGAAGTGTATGTTACTTCTATTTCTTTTGACAAGCATATTGTATGGCGTGTGCTTTCTCGCCTTGAGTACAAACAGCTTGTGAAAAAGATGGAGTCGCTCATGCAAGCAGGTCAGTTGAGCACAGCAGAAGCAAACATGTGGAATGAGGAGGCAATAGCAGAGCTATGTATTTTGTTCCCTGGTTACAATAAGGCAGCGTTGACCTCAGATATGGCTGGATTACCATCGTTGATTTCTCAAGAGGTTTTGGAGGCTTCTGGCTTCGTTGCACTAGAGGTCCGTCAGCTATAAGATGCTCGAAGAAAGTGTTCTTCGTCAACTAAAAAGAAAATATCCTGTTCTTTTTAGTGTTGAACTAAAACGGAAAAACAGTCGTATGCAGAGAGCTAACGTTTGCCGAGTTTGATGCCATTGCTCTTTTAAAGAAAGAAAACTTTTCATCAGCTGATGTAGAAGAAGAAATATTAAAATATTCTGTAGTTTATCCAGATAATTTTAATATAGATTCTATTCTACCTGGTGCAGTTACATCTCTTTCTGAAAAAGTTTTAGAGTTTTCTGGTTTTTCTTCACCTAAAAAAACTAAACAAATATTAGATGAAAAAAGGGATCAAGCTTCTCAGGTTAGAGGGTTAATGAAGGCCTTTGTATTGGCTACTATACATACGGATACTCCAGAGTATCTAGATTCTTTAACATATTCCCAACTAGCAGCTAGGGTAGCATTGGCTGAAAAAATAATTGAAGTTAAGCAGGCCATTCTTGCAATTGACTCAACAAATGTAACTCTGCAAATAGTAGATCCAGAAGAAGAAATAGAAAAACAAAAACAGTCAGCCTCAAGACATAACGCCTCAAAGAGTGAAGGCGCTGCAAACTATAATGATCCAATTGCTCAAAAACTTTGGGGTATGAAATAAAATAAGTAAAGAGGTAGAAGGTGCAAAGAGATAATCAGCCGATACACAATATAGGTTTCGGCGTCACCTCTAGAGACATTCGTGCAGAAAGAAACAATGAGGATATAATTTCCTCTCCTGACTCTAGTTTTATATCAAAAGCTCTTGACGGTAATCATTTTACCAAAATGGCTACGGCCATGATAGCTACAGGCATAGCAGCAACAGTTGCTGGAAAAGTAGTAAAAAATCAAGGTTTAAAACTAGGATTTAAATTAACCACAGCTGCACGTTCAGCTGAGGCTTCTGGTGTTCCAAATGTTATATCAAGAGCTCACAGTGGTTTATTGAGAATAAGAAATGTATTAGATCGACTAGAGGGTGTAACAAGAGTAGCAAGAGGAGCAGAAGAATTAGTCTTTTCTGAAGGTGGCGCTTTAAGTACGGGCTATAAGGGTGTAGCAAGCTACATAGAAAGTGGATATGACGCAGTAAGAAAAACTGGCGTTGGCCAATGGGCCTGGAGGGACGAATTACAACAGTCTTTAGTTAGGCAGGCAAGAAGGCTGCCCTATGAAGTTCCCGCTTTTTATGTAGCAGATAAAACTATCGGAAGAGCAATTCATGGTCAAACAGAAAATGATGGTCCAAGAAAAAAATGGTATGATCCAACTAGATTAGTAGATATTGGAAAAGATTTAGCAAAAACAGCCGCCATGCAAATGGGTGGTTTTATGCTGCCAACAGCCGTTGCTGGAGCATCAAAAAATAGCTCTTTAAACTTCCTAAGAACGGCAGAGCAAAGATGGGATTCCGCTTATGGTGGATTAAAGCAGCTAACTCCAGTACAAAGACGCCTATATCAATCAACAAACTTTTTGCAGGGGAGTTTGTCTGAAGTTGGTCAAGATGTTATAAATGTTCTTGATAAAACAATTAAATTTTCTGAAAGATCTTCTGGAGCATTATCCTTAGGGCTTTCAACGATTAATAGTATTCATAAAAATCCAGTTCAAGATATATATGCAGCAAGACATGGTGTTCCTCCTGGATCTCCATCAACTCCTAGAACAACAAATGTAAGAAATTTAGCTAGAGATATTTACAGGGGAAATAAAACAGCTTTAAATAATGGATTAGCAGATTCCGCAAAAATAGATACATTACTTGACCTAATACCTGGTTATAAATCGATTAGACAGGGATTGATACACGGAGCTAAAGAATACAAAAATCTTAAAGCAGCTCAAATTTTCTTAGATACAGAAAATTTAACAGCAGCTCAACAGCTAATAATTAGTTCAAATAAACTGGGCCAAGATGCCACAGATGCCGCAATAAATCCGATTTTACGTAAAAGCATAGATACACTTAATAGAAAAAGAACTTCTCCATTAATTACATTAGCTCAAAGTTTTGAAGAACAAGTTGGCTTGGCCACCGATCCATTTGGTACACGCAGAGGAGCAGTCCCATTCCTTAGACAAAGGAATGGCACAATAGACTATACTTCGGAGCAATTTAAAAAAGAATTATTTGATGGAGAATATAGAAGAAGACTAGCTTCTCAATTACACTCAGCTCATGGAGTAGATAAAAAAACTGCAGAAAGATTCGCCAATCAGCTATATTTTGACGAACTTCCATTTAAAAGACTTCAAGGACAAGAAGAGCTTTTGCGTGTTGCCCCAGAAGAAAGAATAACAATTGGTGGAAGAAAGCCTGAATCTGACTTTTTTCAAACTATTCTCAATAGATTTAATGAAGGAAAAATCGGTAATAGAAATCGATTAAGTATTTCAGAGGAACAATTTAGAAGCGTAATTACAGATGTAGATAACTCTTTTGAAAGAGGCTTTGCCGCTAGAAGCTCATCTATATATGGAAATATAAACATTGGAAGAACAGCCGCAAGATTAGCGGGTGAATTTGAAGAGCAAGCAGGAGGATCTGTACTCAGACAGACAAAGCTAAAAGAGTCAGATTTTGATAGGGTTCTTGCTAGATTAAAATCAAACGTAATATCAAAAACTGATACAGAATTTATAGTAGCACAAGAACGCTTAGCTAGAGCCGTTGCGCAAACAATGGGCATACCAACAAAAGATGTTCGTCCTGGTTCACTATTGAGTTCGCTTAGGTCTAAAGGAATAGATCCGTCAAGCCTAGAGCAAATGCAGGGGTATCTGCTACGTAATAAAAAAATGACATCAAGTCAATTTGGTAGTGTAAGTGAATTTTTTGGTGGTAAGGGTTTACTTTTAAGTTCAAATCAAGAAAAATCTTTTTTAGGAGAACAGCAAAGATTATTTAATAGATTATATAATCAACAAAATCCAGAAACAGGTTTAATTAGACCACAGGAATTTGGAAGCAGTGTATACAGTGGAAATATTGCATTTGTTGGAAATCAACAAATAGCGACTAATCCAATTACGCAGATAATACAAGGCATTGGAGCAACTGCTGCTGCATCTGGTGAGACAAGTACAGTAAGAGGTTTTTATCAATTTGGTGATAAAGTTATAAACTTTAATCCAATTGCTGCCGGATTAAGAAAAACTACTGAGTTCTTAGCATCTGAGGTTCGCATACCAGTTATTGGCATTAATCCGCTACAAATGCTGGGAATAAAAGATTTTCAGACAATGTCACAAGCAGGTAAATTTAGGGTTTCTTCTGCAGTTGCAACACATCCATTTATTCCAAACGTTGATGCAGACGGTTTTACCACCGACTTATATACATGGCATAGTACTGGTGGTATCTTTGGAACAAAAGGGAAATTAACTGCACATAGGGCACAAAGGGTTACATCAAGGGGAACCATTGAAGCCAAATCCGTAAGTTTGCCTGGAACTTACAGACCGCTACCAACTCGCAGCACTGGAATGTTTGCACGAACAGCAGAACTTGCAGCTGGGGAAAAAACAACTAGACCAAGCGCTGCGACTGGATTTTTTGGAAAAATAAGAGAAAAATTAGATTATGATCCAGAACAGCCAAACTCACTATTCAGATATGTTGGAAGGTTAGCTAATAGACAAGCTGATATTAACAACGATGCAATAATTGCAAGACTCGCTTCTGGATCAGTTTCTGTTGATGAACCTTTTAGTATCGGCGGATTTGGTAGGAAAAGAGATCTAGTCTTAAGAGAACTAAAAGAAAAAGATCAAATTCTTGGATATGAGTTACGCAACGCAACGGACAATTCCTTAGTTGCCTCTCATGGACAATTAATGGAATCATTTACACGCTTTGCCGATACAATATTGACTTTTGGATTCAACAAGAGAGTCACAGCAGAATTATTTAGAGCCGCAGATTCTCCGTTATTGACATCAGTTGGTACTGATAATATGGTAACATTAAAGGGGATTGGTGGATCTCCTAGTAGTATTCTTGGTTCACTAGATGACGTATTGGCTCCAAAAACAGCTTCACAAGGAGCAAGATTAATTGAAACACTAGAAAGTGATTTGGCCAATCTAAAAGTGTTAGCAACCTCAGAAGGAGCTAGTCAATACACCATAGATCAATATACCCAAGCGGCTAAAGCTTTCAGTAGAATAAGAAAATATTCTGGTGTTACTGACTTTTCCGTTCAGTCACCAATGTTTGAATCGTCTGCTTCAATTGTCACCAAGGGTGATGAAATGGGATTTGAAGTAGGAAGATACTTACTGCAAAGAAACGCTTTGTTTAATTCGGCAGCAGATTCTGCTAGTGTATTATCCAGTGTCACTTCTACAATTGATGATTTATCAGCAAGAGGTGTTTTAAGTGCTGCGCAAACCGCAGAATCAAAAGTAGCAGCGTTTTCTACTGGTTTAAATATAGCAGCATTCAAAACATATAAGTACGAGTCGGGTTCCAATGCAGCTGGAAATTTAATAAATACTTTAAATAGATTCAAAGAAGCAAGAGGACTAATTGGTGGAACAAATGCATCCTTAGCAGATCCTTTTGCAAATGGAGAAGTAGCTGCGGCAAGCAGGGGATCCTTAAACCCATTAGCTAAGATCTCTCCATTCTTTAAAAAGAATCTTGGCATGGGTAAATATGTCGAAGAAATTGCAAGACCAAGTGCATTAAGTGGAGGAACAGAAAAAAATCCATATACATTTATTCCAACATTTGGTACAGCGTTTAACAGAAATCCAAAAGCGGCTTTAATGAGCGCCGCTGGAATACATACTTATGGAAATGAAGAAGGTTTTTCTTTGGCATCAGTACCAATGTCAGTTGGATTTCAAAGATTAAATAGATACTTTGGTACAGTTGGATCTGGGCTCAAAGAAAGCAATTTTTATGGACCATTAGATTTGTATTTTAGAGGAATGGTCGGTGAAAGAATACTTCCTGCAACAATCATTGGCGCTTCTGCACTTACCGTAGATAGAACTCTTGGTGGATATACTCAGCGCAAAGACGAAAGGGGAGAAAGAGTATACTCACCATTAGTTCTTGGAACCGCAGCAAGAATCGCAGTAGAAGGACAAGCAATAGGTGCTGGATTGACGCCAGGTGGAATGGGCTATTCTCAAAAGAAAGAGCAGCTACTTCATGGTGAAGTTCCAATTAGAAAAGGAAGGTTTTGGCCTCTTGGCAATACTCCATTTAAGGGAGGAAAAATTGAATACTATCGCCCATCTTGGTATAGAAGACTACAGGGTGGAGCAATGTTTACTTCTGATACATACGGAAGTCCAATAGAAAAATTTCTATACTATAACGACTTTTCACCACTAAGACCATTTGATCCATATAGATTTGAAAGAAAGCACTACGAAGATAGACCGTACCCTGTAACTGGCGAATATTTCTCTGGGCCGTATGGTGCAGCGGTCCCAATCCTTAATGCTACGGTAGGAAGAATACTTAAGCCTCAAAAAATAATGCATCCAGATGAATTGAATGCTGCTCTAGCCGAATATCAACCAGTTGGACAAAGTGGTGCGTATCTACCTACAACTTCAGTAAATCAAACATTTGTTCAACCCCAAAATGCAATTGTTTCGGGAACATCTTCTGGTGCACTACCTACTGAAAAAAATCCTTTTATTACAAGGCAAGCAGCTCCCGTATATGGAAGAGAACCAGTTCCACTTAGAAATATTCCTCCCAATTTAAGCTTAATAGGAGCAAAACAAGTTCGGAGCTAATCAACGAATTGCAACAGCAAACCAAAATGCAATAAATGCCTCATCCCCTCAACAAACCGCTCAAGCTGCTTCTAGAGCTCAGGCAAGCTATTATAATAGCGCATTAGTATCAGCCGCAAAAACAAACCCCGCAATATCAAATTCCACTACATCAAAAATACCAGTCGGAAATACATTCTCCACAGTTCCTCCAGGAGTCCCAACTGGAAGAAATATATCGCCAGCTGACATAGTTCACTCGGGACTGCCAGGAAGAACAACAAGCAGAGATGTTATTGGTGGAGAGATAGGATATAGACTTCAAGAAACATTTGGTATTTACGGATTTGCTGGAGGAAATATTAGAGAGTCTCTTGGTTTTGGTTCATTTGACTATGAACCAAACAGAGCGGTGCTACAATCTGCATCAAAAGCATATGGGGCTACTAGAGCTTTTTGGGATTTAAATCTTGGAGGTCTTGGTGACGTTCCACTTCAAGCAGAGGGTGCGCTTGGCAACATTGAAATGTCAGAAGTTGTAAGAAGATTTATCCCTAAAGAAAGAACAAATGTAGATTATATAAATCCAATTAAAAATAGAATGTCTAAAGAATATCCGTTCCTTCCTGGTAGAGATAATTTTATTGACTTCACAACTGGAGATCCATTTGTCAAAGTAAAAGAAGGTGAACTAAGATTACCTGGAGTTGGATATGAAAGATTTAATAAACTATATTCAGATCAATATGGCAGATATGGAGCCGTAAATCAATTAGACATTCTTGCTGATGTCGCACCTTACTCCAAAGAATTTAGAGCTTTAGATTCAAGAATAGACAAGATAGGTTTATCTGAAGAAGAAAGAGAAAAGGTTGGGCAAATAAGAGCTCAGTTAAATTCTATTGAAAGAAGCAGAGTGGGGTTTGCTCCATATGAGGATTATAGTACAATATCAAAAATAGCTAATCCAATCAGAACAATAAAAAAACAAATACAACACTCGGATAACATTTTTTCAAATAAATTTATAGGAGAAAGAACTGCAACAGAAGATTACGAAAGAAGACACGTATATGGTTCTACTTTTCCAGAATGGCAAAGACCAATAGAAAGTTTTATACAACCAATTTATTATAAAGGAAGTCAAAGAAATCCACTATTGGCGGCTGGTATTGGCGCATTTGGATTTGGAATGTTTGGTTCTTCAAAAAGAGCTCAACTTATTTTGGGTGCAGCTGGTGCAGTAACAGTTGGTGCGTTTTCTGCTGTGCAAAAAGCAAAGGAAGAAAGATTTATTCCAATGCAGAGAAAAAAGCAACTAGCTCTTGAAGAGTATACAGATATATTGACATATGTAAAAAATAAAACAGCTGCTTCTAGAGCAGAGCAAATGGGCGACTTTGAATCAGCAAAACAGTATATTGCTCTTTCAAAAAGAACAATGTATGGAGCAGACTTAGACTCTAAATCAATAGATCAATTAGCTTTATCTATACCAAAGAGAAAAAGAGATTACTTCAAAGCAATGATTCAGGCACCTGAATCAGAAAGAGGAAGAATCTTATCAACAGCTCCAAGATTAGAAAGAAGAATATACGAAGCCGCTTGGGGCATGCCAGTTGAAAGAAAACCAGATATTGTTCAATATTTTACAAGACATGAACTTCCAGACATGAACTGGGAAGGTTGGCATCCAAATACGAATATGGAACATGTAAAGATCAAAATGGGTCAATCTATGGGAATCGAAATGTCACAAATGGGTTTTTTCCCACAACAAATTAAAGAAGCTAATTTAGTTAATCCAAGTTATCCAGATTTTATGGCAGCAGGAACGCCCGAAAAAGATGTTAGAAGTCAACTTCAAAGACTTATGTTTGATATGGGAATGAATGGAAATATAACTCCAGTTACCAACAATACCAATCCAAATCAAGTAAATGTTATGGCTGGAGTAAGATAATATGTTTATTGGAAATATTGGTGTATCGACCGAGTTTACAGCCAGTCAAGTAGAGGCAACTCAAGCTTTTGCAAAAGGTCTAGTAAGGGTGATTGAGGAGGACGGCGTTATTGGAGTTCTTAATACAATTACTGGAGAAAAATTTTTTTCTGGAGGATCAGCAAACTTTGTCGAAATCATGCATAGGGCTAATCAATTCGGAGTCGGAGACTTTAGATCTATATTTGGGGCAACAGCTGAAGAAGTAGCTAGCGGTAGTAGATCAAGTGAATATGGTTATCAAAGATTGTCTGATATAACAAGAAGCTTGAATGAAGCCGTATTTGGTGCAACTGACGATTTTGCTCAACAGGCAAGAGCATTTGCTGGCATAGAGGGAGCTTCTGGTAATCTAGTAATAGAAAGATTTGGATTTATGGATGCAAAAGAAATTGCTGGTAAATCCAAAGAAGATGTTATTGCACCACTTCAAAAAGCAATGAGGGATATAACATCAAGTATGAAAGGTAGATTTGTTGGGGGTAGAGTAACCCAAGAAGCAATAGAGCAAAATCCATCTTTAGGTGGACTAATAAATGTTCAAAAAGACGCAGCAGTTCTTTTACGATTTAGAGTTGGAGATCAATATTTGACATCAGAACAAATTAATAGACTTTTAGTTTTTACAGGTTCTGAAGTATTAGATCCAGCCAAATTAACTTCTACATTAGCCGCTGATGAGTCAGATGATATATTGGCCAAGGTGGGAACTGCTATGGGTAAAGCCTCAAAAAGATTTAAAGCTCACACTTCGGAGAGAAGTTTTACTATGGGTACTGATAGTGTGTCTTCTTTGATTGACGAACTTAGCGCTGCTGCCTCAGGAAGGACGCCAAAGGGATCAAAAATAATTGCAACACTCGACGATGCAATGTTAAGGTATAATCCTGGTTTTGAATTAATATTAAAAACACTTGGGCTACAAGATGAGTATACTGACACACTTTTAGGATCCGCTGCAGATGCAACTGAAAGAGCAGCTTTGTATAGGCAAAGATCGGGAGTTCGTCTTATAACAGAGGTCTACGGTCAAAAACTTGAAGGAGATATTTTATTTGGAGAAGATTTTTTTAAAACTATTATTAAATCATATGTTAATGATGATCAACAATTAACAGATGATGTTTTTGAAAAATTTAAAAAAGTATTATCTGGTCCAGATGGAACAATTTCAAAAAGACTAAAAGAAGGAAATGCAAAGTTCTCTCTGAGCGATGTTATCCAAGATATAAATAATTCAACTGATTTAGATCAAAGATCAAAAAGTATTTTACAAGATACTATAAAAACAGCTTTAAAAAAGACTCAAGATGGTTCTCAGTTTGTCACAGATGCAATTTTTGAACATCAAGGAAAAGCCCTACAACAGCAAGCAATCAAAGTTAGAAGAACAGCAGAAGAGTTAAAAAACAAATCTAGAACAAGAGCTCTTACAGCAGAAGAAAAACAGTCACTCAGAAAAGCTGAGACATCATTTGCGGATATCAAAAAACAGTTTTCAACATTTGCTGAGGGGGAATTACTTGACGCAGAAGGAAATATCGGCAAGTTTTCTGTTAGAGAAATGGATAATCAAACAGCAAGAATTATAATAAAAAGACGGACAATTTAAGTCACAAGCAGATATAGTTTCAAGAGTTAGCAGCAGAATAGCAAAAGGTCTACACGAACTTGGCTTTTTGGGAGCTGGCTCAGAAGAATTAGTAAAAAATGAAGTATCATTTGGCGCAGGAACACGAATACCAAATAAAAATCCAGTTGAAACTATAACAATGTCAATTAATCGTGGTTATGGAATGGATAACCAATTTGCAGATATTCAAGGACTTATATTTCATTCTGATCTTTATCAGGAAGGTCCAGGAAGTATTGGAGAAACATTAAGAGCAAATAGAATGAAATTAGATAAAGAATTACAGGAATTAAAGAGTGGTAGAATAAGTTCTAATTTAAGAAAAAAAATAGAAAGAGGAGCAAACCTTTCAGCAGATGATTGGGAAAATTTACGATTTGATAGTCCACAAGCTTTACAAAAATACATAGATGAAGCTACACAACTACAGACGGAATTATTAATGGGCGGAGAAAATCCAGGAAATATCAGAGGTTTAAATGAAAGATTAACTAAATTTCTTTCAAGAGAATATTTTAGAGGCAATAAAAGCTACGATGTTGCAATTATGAGAAATCAGGTAGCGCAAAGATTCACAAATGCGCGTGGAATATCAGAAGTTGCAACTGATAGTAAAATTATAAATTTACCAGTTTTACCCTTTTCTCAAAGAAACTCAATAGATACAGAGAGTAGAGTTGGAACAACTACGGGTACATCAGTTTTTGGTACGAAGTTTGGCTCAACTCGTTCTATAAGCTTAGAAGATGGACGTGAGTTAAATCTATTTAGGTACAGATTAAAAAATCATAAATTTATAGTTCCAGATGCAGCTTCAGAAAAGTTATATCAGGCTTTTGGTGGTTTTGACTTAGACGACAAAGTAATATCAGATCTACATTTTATTAGAGATTCTAGTGGAGCAAGGCGTTTGGCTTCTTTTGTTTGGCGCCAACCAACTGGGCCTCAAGAGTTTGCCTTAATGTTTCCACATCTTGACGAAGATACACTTTCTCGCCTACTTGGAGCAGAAACACAATTTGCAGAAAGATTTCAAGCTTTGTCTGGTGCCGCCTCAGATTTAATTAGTGAGCAGAGGTTTGGAAGAATTCCAACATCAAAAATTGGAGTTACAGCTAGAGAGTTAGATTCTTTAAACAGAGAAGAAAAAATTATTAAATATGTGTCTCTTATGGCAAATGGAAACAAAAAAGCAGCAAAGAAATATGTAGAAGGACTTGATAATTATGGAACTCAAAGTTTTTTTGATGAAGTAGAAAAAGCAATTTTTACCATTACAGATATCGGTCAGTTTGATGACGCTAGAAATATAATGGGACTTGAACTTGGTGATGCGTCTAGGAGAATAGATGCAGGGCAAATATTGAGCAGAATTGGTGGTGGAGCAGAAGTATTAACAGATAAAGCTGGTAATATAGAAGACTATAGGCTTATTTCGATGATGAGAATGAATGACAGAGTGGTAAACAAGGCATTGTCTGGCAAACTTCGGAACTGTATTAAATTTAACTGCAGATGAGCTTGATCAAATGGCAGCTGACAGTCCAGTATTTGCTGCTCAGTATAGGCAGAGCTCATTCTTCAAGCTATTTGAATCCAAATTATCTGTTGGAGAAGATGCTAAATTTGTATCTGAGATAAAAAATCTTTTACCAGATAATCTTTCTATACTCGGTGTATCTGGGGGGCCAGAAGAGGCATTTGCAAGTATTGCAAATCAGATACAAAGAGCTAGCGGTAGGACCGTATCCGATACAGAGGTGGCATATAGGATAGCTGGTAGATTTCTTGCGCAAGATACAGATGAGGTTCTTCAATTAAATGCAAGAGCGCTTTTGGGAGATTTATTTAATAGACAGCAATTTGCAGCACTCGGTGCCGATGACGGTCTTGGAATATATGTAAATAAACTTGGTTTTGCCTCTTCTCTTGAAAATCAAAAAAATACAGCTATTCAAGAATTAGAAGAAATGTTAGCAAGAAATTCTTCTGATCCAGGTTTAACTAGTATGATCAGGCAAAAATTAAATCAACTTAAACTTCCAACAATAGCAATATACAGCCCAGAAGCTGCAATTGACCCGTCAATTTCCGCCGTTACCGGTGGATTAAAAGCCGGTTTTACGGTAGAGGAATTGTTAACATCTGTTAGATCTTATGTAGCCTCAAGTCGGAACTATAGATGCAGATAACGCATCTAGATTTGCAGTGGCCGAGGCCTTGTCTAGATTTGCAGTTGCCAAACCCGGAGCACCTTCGCAAGAACAAATTTCAGCAATGCTGTCATCATCCGATATGGCTGTAAGAGAATCGGCGCTCCAATACCTAGATCTTGGAACAGAAAAAGTTGGAGATGCATTAATAAGAGCCTCTGCAGGCACTCAAGGAGAACTTTATGCCTATCAAGTAATGGCTGGGGTAGAAAAAGGTAAAAGATTAGGCTTTGATAGATTCTCAACAATGTTAAAAGCTGGAGCAATTCCTGGTGAAAGTGGCACAGATATTTCAGTTATAACAAAAGAGTTTTCAGAAAAAATGATGACAACATTTGAAGATGCTGGTTTAATACAGGTGGATGGACGGAGTAGCAAGTCTTACAGAAAAAGCTGCAGGAATGACGGAAGTTTTAGAACAGTACAATGCTGCTGTAAGATTAAGGGGTTTAGCTATTGCCGCAGCAGACTCAAAAGGAGAATCGTTAGTATTAAAAGAAGAGCTATTGAGAAATTATGGTCTTTCAGAGGAAAGACAAACTCGGTAGACTTTCTCAAATTGCTGATACAATGCAGGAAACTATTAATAAATATGTACAAGAATTTAAAGACGCAGCAAAAACAGGCTCCGCTATTGAAGAAGCAGATAATATTATGGCATCTATAAGTTCACAGGGTAAGAAAATAATGAATGACTATATGGACAATTTAATGAGAACTGCCGTAAGCGATGATGCTACTCTTGAGGATAAATTGGCACAATATACAAAATTGCGCAATGCATATATGGCGTTTGACAAAGAGGATCTCTTATTACCAGGACGACATGGAGGTCTTTTGCGAGATGTAAATGAAATTCTTAATACCGATTTACAATTCGCTGAGAATAAACCAATTAGAAAAGTAAATTTTGCTCACATATTAGATGCAATGGATGCGCAAATGAGGGATATTCAAGACCAAGTAGCCTCTAGAATTGTCGGCGATATACAAAATGTAGTAAATGATGGAACAAGCAATGTTGTTACTTACATGCAAATGTTGTTGGCAAAAAATAGACAGTTTAATTCCCTATTGAGTAAAGAGGGAGTGCCATCAGAAGTAGCAATGGGTCACATTCTGGACAGATTATTTGGTGGTGATCTTGGGGGATATAACATAAATATGGGTGGAGTTGATTACGCTCTTTCAGATTTGGTAAGTATAGCAAGAAATAAAACTGTAATGCAGCTTCTCGAAAGAGAAAACGCTGGTCAAACAAAAGCTATTATGGAAGATGTAGTTGCGTATCTAAGATCTGAATCTGGAGTAACTAGTTCAGAAACAGATGTTTTGGGAGAAAAGTTTCTAGACGATTTTTATGAATATGCAACAGGTAAAACATATGCTATGAAAGAAACTGGTCGTCTTGGTAGCGTTCCTCAATTTATGGATGTTTATAATGAGCAAGTTTTTGGTGGTTCGGAATATATAAGAGTAGAAACTCCAAAAATAAGAACAAATATTTCAACCAGATTAATTGATTTGAATGTTAAGGGTATTGATAGCGATCTTGCAAAAGTCGCAATGGATACGAGCTTTTTAGAAGACTTAGCTGCAATCAGCACAATATCTGATGATAACATAGAACAGATAATTCAAGAAGGTTTTCAAAGGAGACTACTGCAAAAATATGCAGAAGCAGCAGCTCCGATTAGCAGTGAAGAAGTCGGCAATCTTTCTAAAGCATATGTTAACATACTAAGAAGAGTAAGGGTACTTCAAAGGGCAACATATGGATATGAATCAACTGCTGCTAAAATCGGCGTACAAGAAGCAAGGGCGGTAGCAGAAGGAAGAGCTATACCTAGAGCTGATGATATAGACCCTGTGTTGAGAACTCTTTCCGAAAGATTAGAAGACGCTGATTCGCTTCCTGCTCCAATAATGTCAATGGACGATATAACAGAAGAGACAATAAGAAGGATTGAAGAACTTGAATCCCTTGCAGCGTCCGCAGCAGATGAAGCACTAGGTGTTGGTAGTGATGTTGTTACTCCTGGTTATACAAGAATTGGTAGTATGTTTAAAAATTTTATTAGCGGATCTGGTGGCGATTTTAGTGCAATGTTTGCAGCCAATAAGGGTAAAATAGCAATAGGAGCAACAGCTGCTGGTTTAGCAGTCCTTGCTTTAAAAATTAAAAAAGATAGAACACCAGAAGATATATCTGGTCCACCTTTACTGCCTGGTGGTAACCCATACGAAACCATTCCGTCGGCCGTTTCCAGTCTCCCACAAGCACCAAACGCAGAAAGTAACATGGGCACTTCATATAATGTTTCGATTAATGGAGACCAAGAGCAAATAAATCAATTTATGGCTGCAGCTGGATCCTTGACAAATGCTAGAGTTCAAGGTACTATCCATAACAGCTTGCCTAATCTTGGCGGCGATTCTTACGATGATATAGCTGGTTCATTTTAAAATATGGCTCTACTCAATGCTGACTACAATAAAAGATTAAAGGATGCAGCCAATGCTAGGCCTGATACTAGGCCAAGAGTTGGCAAATCTGTTGAATTATCCGCTCAAGTAAGTCATTCACGCCCAAGTGCTAAAGTAAATCCTGTAACAGATAATAAAGTAGAAACATTAAAAAGTTCTGAACCAACAGTACCACAGTCTGATCAAATGAAGGGTTCATATGAAGGATATATGCGCAGCGCTCAAGCTTGGATACAGGCCAATAATACTGGATATGATAATCCCAGAAATCAACAAGCAAGACAAAGTAAAAATATTTCAAGCAAAAATCCAACTCATATTCAAAGTATTAAATCATTATCAAATTCTTTTAATAAAATGAACAAATCTGCTATAATTAACAACTACTCGAGAATGATAAAAACAAATACATCTGGAGCAAAGATAGCTGAAATGAATAAAGTAGAAAGAATGTTTAGATAGTTAATTATGACGATCAACGCAGATGCGCTTAAATATATAAAGGAAAAGTTTCCAACAGCAGACGCCATCGCTGACTATAAAGTTGAAGTTGATTATTGGCTTCAGCAGGCCATCTCTAATCCCGCAATACCTTTATTCTTACAATCTTTTAGGTTTTTGTTAGTTCGAGAAGAAGAGGGTTTATTACGGAAGAGATAACACTGGTTATTGGTATAACAAAAAAGCGCCAAGTGGGATACTTATACTTCCGCCAGATCCATCTGATGAGTATTGGGTTGCAGCCAGAGAAAAAATAATAAAAACAAATATTTCTTCTAGATCTGATTCTGTAACAAATCAACAAATATTAAAATATCTTAAAGATAACTTTGATAAAGATATACCAGAGAATGTTTCTTTAGCAGATCCTATCTTAAATAAAGCTTGGAAAACCTGGTTTGAAAACAACAGATATGGTGTTTATCAAAGTGGTAGTACAAATGGAGCATTTGACGTACTGCCTTCGATGAAGGAATTTTGGTTTCAAGTATCGAGTAGATTAGATTGGTACAAGCAAAATTATTTAGATAATCAAAACAATGAACAACCTCCTAAAGAAGAAAATAAAAAAGAAACAAGAGCCCCTATATTAGAAGAAGATCTTGGAGACTTTTCTTCAGAAAGATTAGCCGCATTAGAAGAGTTTTTAGCCAAAATACATTGGCATGATAATACTGTTATACAAAATTCTAGTAATTTATATAAAATTTTTAGAGAAAAAAACTTCTTAGCGGATAAAAAAAATGAAGAAGATATTTCATTTCAGATGTTCAAAAGATTTTTTTCCCCATCTGTTGGTTTTAGGGATATCGACGAAAATTCTCAAAAGGCATTATTTGAAAAAATAGAAGCCTCTGGTTTGATAGACCTACTAGTGCATGTAGATGCAATAAGAGCATATGGTAGAAAAAGATTTGCAAATACCTATAAAGTAAAGTCTAGCGCTGCGGCACTTGATGTCTTAGATGGAGCCAGAGATACAGCTTGGTTAACTGCGCTAAGTAAAACGCTTCAAACTTTATCAAGGGATCCAATTTTATTGGCTTCTGTATATCAATATTTTCCTGATTTAGCAACATTCTTTTTCAACTCACTTGCACTTACGGCCGACTATTCAAATGATGGCAAAGGTGGAGGTTCGGAAGATAGATTAAACGACCCTCAGGCAATACTTAATGATTTGATGACTTCTTTTGGTCAAGTTAATGGAGTAAATATTTTTGAAGGCGCATGGGAGCTAATCAATACTGGTCAAAGAATTGAAAAAGCTTTAAGAGAGTTTCCATTTAGACAGAATATTCCACCAGCAGCACCAGATATTTTTCATTTAAGAATTGGTGCGTCAAACTTTTATATACCGCCCATTAACATAGACGTTCAAACTCAATTTAAAGTTAGCAGCCTGGGCGAAGGAGCTTTGCGTCAAAAAAATACACCAAAGTTTAATGCAGGATATAGACATACAACAATATCTATGCAATTGTACTTTCCTAACTATGAAGAAATATGGGGAATTTCAATAGATGAAGCGTCAAAAATAAGATTGAAAGATAACTTTACTTTAGACTTTAGTGGTACTGGAGATAACGAAGAAAAAATTGACAAGTTTCTTTCTTCCCTAAGAGGTTTGGTTGCTGCGTTCAAATACGCACCATTCCTGCCGGTTAGAAATCAGTATCTTAATTCTGTTTATGGAATTACTGGAGTAGCAATGCACAGTATGTCCATATCAACAGTGCCAAACTATCCATTTGCTCTTGTAGTGAATTTAGAGCTTTATAATTTTAACCACAAACCATTTCTACCTATGATCAATGATTTTAATCAAGCTGTTCATTGGGGTAAATTTAGGCAGTACATGGGCAAAGCAGCTGGTGCGCTTCATAATTATATTAACGAAGAATTTTTGATGGTTGAAGCACAAGATAAACCAAGTTCTGCGGTTAGTAAAGCGCTTAACAAAGACTGGGCTTCTGATAGAAATAATCAAAATCAAAAAGATGGCTCGTCTGATTCGGAAGGTTTATTAGGTTATAAAAACGAAATACTTACAACCAATGTTGTTAGAGAATGGACTAATGGAAGTAACATAACATTTTATGTGCCTCAAGAAACCCAAACAAAAATATTCACTCCGGATTTGTATGGATTTAGAAGTCCAGAAGAAGAACTTCTTAGCGATCAATCAAGATCAACGTGGGCTAATCTTTTGTCAAATTTTGGAATTGATGTAAACGAATCTGCTGGATATGGAAGAACTCTTGATTCAGTTATAACTACGTCTGTTGGAAATATTGTAGAGTATACAGTAAGACAAAAAATACTAGACAGTATTGACATATTAAGTGCTGGTTTAACAGCGGAAGATTTTCAGAAAAAAGCTTACGCTTTTCTAATAGAAAGTTTTATAAGACAAAATCCATCTCTTGATTCTGGAAGAAAAAACTTCCTTAGAAATTTTTCAGACGACTCAAATGCCTATACCGAAACATCTCAACAATACATATTTGGAGCTGTGACATTTAAAGACGAATCACTAATGCAGATAAAGTTATTCTTTAGAAGCAAAGCATTGAATGTAAATTCATATCTAGATTTTATGGTCGATGAACAACTACAAAAAGTAATCAGAAATGCTGGTGCTAGTTGGGATGAAAAAACAAAAGAAGCAGAAAGACAAAGAATAAAAAAACAATATGGCGATGGTTATACAGCTTTAGTATATGAAAGATTTTTTAGGGCAGGTCCAATCAGAGACTTGATGGAGGCAGCAAGGCAAAGAAGTGGCAGTTTCCACCTAAGAGAATGGGAAGTGCCCATGATAAGAATAGATATAGATCCTTCAACGGCTATAGTCACCGATGTATCCGTTTCTATGAGTAACAGCATTATTCCACTCCAAGTACAAATGCTTGAGGAGCCAACCTACCAACATGTTGGTGGTGGAGATAGCTATATAAGTATATCAATGAAAGTTTTTGGAGAAAAAGAACTTATAAAGCTTAGAAAAATATTTGATCACATAAACGGTTTAGCCCGCTTAGAGCACGCCGCAGGCGTAATGGGCTTTATGGGAATTAAAAATATCATAACCGCACTTGCTGGTATTAAATATGTACTTCCACTTTCGTTTAATGTCTCTACAATACCAAACTTTCCACACGTTTATGATGTTACATTGAGATTAGTAGACTTTGATATTTTCCAACAAAAAAGAGAAAAACTTTCTTCTGATCAACAGAAAAAACTAATTGAAGAATTTGGTACAAAGAAAAATCCATTTTTAAGAATCAAACAGTTATGGGGTGCATTCAACGCTTATCCAGATTTTCCATTAGAAATTAGAAATAAAACTGGTGAAGTAGTAGGATGTTTGGATCCAGATTTTTATTTTAGATCTTTTGAAATGTTAGATAAAGATGTCGTAAGCAGTATAAGTAATAATAAGGGTAAATTAGCTAAACTAGATATAGAATCAATAGATCTTTCTAACAAAGTTAAAGTTGTTACACCTTACGGTGGTGTTGAATATAAAAATGAAAACATACTTGCTATTTTTAAAGAATATATAAAGAAAGATGATTTAATTGGGTTAAAAAAATATGTATCCAATACTCTAAACCTGAATGCATCGGAAACAGCTTCTTTTATAGTCGAAGCTTTAAAAACAGAAACAAATGAAAGATTCTTGCTTGACTATGTTGATACTCTTGAAGAGAGCGACTTTCCCCAAAAAGATGTTGCAGATGCCTCGTTCAAGACTGTTTCAGGTCAACTTAAACTCGGTGATATTTCATCAAGAGATCCAGAAGCAGCTGCTAAATTAAAAGCAGCATTGGATGGAAAAAATGGAAACTCAGAAGAGGATAAATATATAAGCTTTAATCCAGACGAACTAGACGCTCATGCGATTATACATACGTTTCCAGCAGTAGAAAATCCAAATGACTCAAAGATTCCATCTATTATGCAAACAGCAGATGGTTATCAATTTGGTTATATAGATAAAGTAAATGGAAAATTTTATCTAACCATAGATGACGTTGCAGTTAAAAAGGATTCATCAATAAATTATATTGGAATAACAGACATACAAACTCCAGATAGAGGAACTACAAAGAGCCTTACTGGAGTTCCTGGGGCGACTGCGCTTTCTCAGTATCAATATGCGTTTTCGTCTGGAGATGCCTCAAAGCCAGAGACAATGAGCAACAAGCAGAATGCCAAATCCACAAGCGAACACTGGGAAAAAATGATGCTTGATACATCTTATAGAGATATTTCTGGAAGAATGGTTAGGGCATTTCCAACATATATGTTGTGGCTTATCTCTGAAAGAACTTTTGCTGGTACAAAGCTATTTGATAACTTCTATGGATTGCAATCAATAATAGACTTTTCTATAGTTTCATCTGAAGATATATTGGGAGATACTTTAGTATTTAGAGTATCAAATATGTATTCAAAACTATCAACAAAAGAAATGACAGCAATATTTAATGGTGGTCCAGGAGAACAGGAGTCAAAGCCTGGAGTTGATAAATTATCTTTAACAGATGGCATGGAACAAATAATAGATAGGACTCTAAATACAGCTAGAAACATGCTTGGTCATATGGAATCACAATATATTGTTGATATAGAAAACATAAGATTAAAGCCTGGAGTAAGAGTACATCTTAGAGTTGGATATGGCTCTAACCCAAATTCACTACAAACTGTTTTTAATGGAGTAATTACAGAAGTAGAGCTCGGTGAAGTTGTAACTGTAACATGTCAATCTGATGCTATAGAGCTAAGCCCAGTAGTTAATTCGGTTGACAAAAAGGGTAGTAGCGGTAGCATTGATGGTGGATTAAATACTGGCTTATACCTATCTGAGCCAAGAGACTTAATGGTAAGACTTCTTTCAATGGGTAGTTCCAGAGTAAGAGAGGCTTTTGCTTATGCGACAAGAGGAATGATTTTTTCGGAAAACAAATTTCGGAATTAAACACTTTGGGATGATTCCGTACGAAGCACTAAACGAAATAGAATATAATAGAAATCTTGGAATAAGAAACGCAGTAAGTGATGCTCTTCTTGCAGTTGGGAATTCAGGTGGCGATGGTCCAATAAGCGCAGCTGCTGGAATGACAACTGCTGGGATAGCGCAAGTAGCTGGAGCCATGAATCCATTCGGTAACAACGCAAATCAAGGTGGTATTTCAATTGGTTCGCATTTTAGACTTCCAGTTTTGGGATATATGAGAACAATGTGGGCAAACTTCGCAGCACAAAGGGATCTTGAAATATTTAAAAGAAATATTTATCCAGGAAATGGAACTGGAGTCGCTCAATTTTTGGGCGGCGATCTTGGCGATGGATGGTCCAATGCTTCTACCTTAACTCCAGAAGATCAGCCAAATCCAAGACTGCATTATCTCGATAGGCTCACTGACGCTTCATGGAATGATCTTTTAAGAAGATATGATAGTGGAGACAGCGCCGCTTCAGATGCAATTGATGTGGCAAATGCTGGTAAGGAATCTAGATCAAGCGGTGGTTTAGCTGCCGGCTTGTTAAGTGGATCGCTACTTGCTGCTGGTGCCGCCTTAGCTATTGGAACTGGTGGATTAGCCCTACCTGTAATAGGTGTAACAACTGCGGCATTCGGTGGCGCTACACTGCTTGGATCTCTGTCTGGTCGTGGTGGGGCTAATATATTTGCGACCATGGGCCTAATAAGTACTCTCGATGATGACATGCCAGGATTTGATGAAGTTTCATTTAGGGCTCAAACTTATATGAAAACAGTTTGGGATATGTTTCAAATGTGTGCAAGACTGCTACCAAACTATATAGTTGCCGTTCGTCCGTTTGAAGATAGATCAACAATATTTTATGGAAAACCACATTGGCTTTATACGTCTGGAGTTGTCCCAATAACTACTGGATTCCCTTCGGAAAACAAAGCAGTTGAACTAGGACTAAAAACACCCTCTTACAGAAGCCCAGATGCTGAGCTTCTTGATTTGTTGAATAAGATAAATCAATCATCTAATCCAACTGCAGACTATGAAGCATTTAGAACAATAAGGAGTCCGCTATTAAGCTTGGAGCAAATTGCTAAAGATCAATCACTTGGGGCAGACATATACGCACCAGCTGGAGTGTTAAAGGGAAGAGTAATTAATATTACCGATCCAAAGAGACTAAAATACACTGATTCAGAAAATAAAAAGATTGTATCTGAAATACCAGTGAATAAAGGATACGCAACAATAGGGTTTCACTTACCGATAACGAGTACAAAAAATTTAATTGAAGTTCCAGTGTCTGATTTACAATCAGTTCACAAAGAAATACCGCAAATTCCACTACGATACTCATTCCCATATTTTACAGATAGAACATCTGGTGCAGTTTTGTTAGATTATCCATTTTATGCTCTTTCAAAAAATAGAGATATACAAAATGCAACAGTTCATAAAGGAGATAAAGAGTACGAAAAGTTAGTTGAAGATGAAGTTTACTTAAATCTATTGACATATGAGGGTAATTTGGTTGGTTCGACAGCATTAACCGATGTAATACCAGACTCTAAAAATAAAAATGAATTTTCGATTAAACTTGATGCATTATCATTTACTAAATCCGTAGATAAATCTACACTACTTAGCGAAGAAAATTCTATATTTGACTTAGTGCAATCAACCGTTGATGCAAAGGCAAAAAACCTGGTGCGTATGCCACTGCCATCGATGAAAAACGAAGTACCAAAAGTAACTAAAAAACTTGAAGGTTCTTGGGAATATGAGTATATCAATAACTCAAAGATAATTTCTTCTAGTAAGTTTAGTTATAGAGAATGGGGTAGCCCAGAAACGGCAATAGATGAACAATTTTACATAGCTATGAGATGGCCATATGACATATCTGATGGTGATAAAGATGATGAAATGTTTAAAAAGTTCAAAGAAAAATATTTTTCAGAAAGAAAAGACAACGAATTTTATGGAAAACCATCTGACTATAAACAGAGAAAAGTTTTAGTATATAGTCCAATTACAAGAACCGCTGTTGTATGCAAGCCAGCCTTCTTTTTGTGGGGCAATGATGAAATAGAAGCATATGAAAGCAATTCAGAAGGAACAAAAAATATAAACGAAAAACTTGAAGCTATAGTTTCTCCAGATGCAGCCTATTATTTAGGAATGATGCATCTTTCCCCACTTGAAACTCCAACCGATTCAGGAGCACGTTTTCAAAGTATTATAAATAAAGCATTTGATGATGGTTCAGATGCGGCAAAGGCCGCCAAATCATTAGCTAAAGCTGGGTTAGCGCCGTTCCCAATTCCTAGAGAGTGTTACTATGTATTTGTTGACGATGATATACCACTTGGAGTAGTAACAACATTATATAACCCGGCAAATGAATTTGAATTAACTGAACAGTCTAAGCAAGTTTTTGGTGAAGATGGAAACTATTTGATTGGATTTGGAAGATTTGACGCTTCTGGATCAAAAGATAAAAAGCTTTTGGCAGAAATCGTCAATGCTGGTAGCCTATACAGAACTGGTAAAATAGGCGGATCTGTTGATAATGTAGAGAGACAGCTTGAAATATTAAACACAACACCTGGCAGTCCTCTAAATAGCGCATTTAGAGAACTTGCACCAGTTGGTGGAGTTAATCTTCTAACTGATGGAGACTTTGCTTTAGCAGCTGCTCGTGGTGGAAACTTGGTACCATCAAAAGATGGTAAAGATGGTTATTTTGATTTAGTGCTTTCTGCTCAATATGATAAATTATCAAAAGACAGATTATGGGAAATTTTAGATAAAGAACTTCCAACGACTGGTGACACAAAAGGAACTGGTCGAGTTCAATTTGTTCCTATTTATGATCCACTGGACGGAACATCCAGAGAGGCAAGATCTTTTTACGATGAAGGGTATAGTTCAACAACCCATGTTATAGCTGGAGATGGAAGAAGTTTAGCTCAGGCAAATGACGTATGGGATCAGTTTAGATTTGGATATCATAATTACGACTCTGTAAAGAAAATTTTCTTCGATGCTTTTGGCCTAGATCCAGATGATGATACAAGACTTCCAGATGCTATTATGCAAATAATAAAAAATCCAAACTCCAGTCCAGAAGTTATTAAAAAATATTCTTCTTCTGGTGACGGAGCAGTCGATGAATTTACACTTTTGTTGGGAAGCGATTTTATTAATCAAAAACCAAATATCATTAGATTTACCGATCCAGATGCTCCACCACCCTTAAAGCAAGAAGATAGATTGGTAAAAGAAGCAATAGAGTATTCTAGAAGAAATCTAATAGACGCTTCTCTTGATCAGGGTGGTTTAGTAAGTTATTTCAATCAGCTAATTGTTTCAAAATATAAAAAACTAGGAAAGTTTTTCCAAAATGCAAGCAATGTGAGCCTAATAGTTGGTCAAACTATTGGCGGAGGATTGATAAAAACATCAGATTTACTTGGTAAGACTAAAGATAAAACACTTAGCGCAAGACAGGTTTTCTTAATTGTTGTTGGTTTATTTAGACAAGCCATGTGGCAGGACCCGTATGCAAGAGCTTGGCTAGTTCTTAAGCCATCTAGAAAAATAGGAATAGGCTTAGGAAGTTGGGGAGACGAATGGGACTTTCATTCTGTGGATAAAATCTTTGCAGCATTTATTGATCCTAATCAAAATTATTCTTCTGATAAGAAAAAATTCTTAAAGCTATTGGCTGACAATAAAGGCGAGGGAAATAGCGCTACAAACTTTGTCGGTGTTTTAGCACATAATGTAGATAGTTTTTGGGATGCTAATATTGGACCACTGTTTACTGCACTTAGTGACGGCTTAAGCGGATTAATGAATATGTTTAGAATATCAATGATGCAAATGGGATATCAACTTTCTGAAGTAGACAACTTTGCAAAACAAGCCAATATTTTAAATAAAGTATTTAATGACTCTATTTATTATTCGATGGGAAGACCAGGTTCAATTTTAAGAGCTGTTGACAATCCATTCACGAGAGAGTATGGAGAACCAGTTGTAGAGGTAAGAGAACCATTCCAGAGAATGCATTACCTGAGTTCTTTTTCAACAATATTAAATAATAATATCCAAGAAACAACAACCAATGTCGCCACTTCAATAACGGCAGTTTCAGATGGTAAGTATCCAGTTACTGTCGCTCTTGATAAAAGTATTCCTTCAGAAAGACAAGTTGAAAAAACAGTTGAAACAGGATTGTATTTTGATAACTTATTTGGTTCTGGCCTAACTGGGCTAATACATCCACTAGTTAACCCTATTGAGTTTTCAAGAAGTGCAATTAAAACCACGCAAGGTGCCCCAGATGAATTAATGGCAAGAAGGGTTGCGCTTGCCCATTTAAGAGAATCGCTAAAAGATATTTACTCAGGTGAATTAATTGTTCTTGGTAGTGCCGACATAAGACCTCACGATCTTGTTTACTTAGCTGACGTCTATGAAAGAATGTACGGAATATTTGAAGTAGAACAAGTAGTCCATCACTTTACTCCAAATATGGGATTTGTTACATCAATAACACCCAACGCCTTTGTTACCGTAAATGATCCAGCTAGATGGTTTATGTCATCATGGATGCATTCTTGGTTTTCAATACAAAATATCAGAAATGATACTAGGATGATAATGAACTCAGTTCAAGCTGGAAGTACAGGAATACTTTCTAATGGCAATATTTCAACAGATGGAATAGCTCAAGCGCTTAGAGTCCAAATGCTTGGTGGAGTGCAGTTTACTCACGGATCTAGTGCTTTAAGTAAGGATATTATGGCAAACTTTACAGCAGAGGGACTGTTCGATGCCAAAGCCCAAGTTGAGCAGCAACTAAAGGCAAATGCAGATTCAAAAGTAAGTCTTACTGGCCTTGCTGCAATGTACGCAGCGACTACAATTGGATCAGCTGCTGTTGGGACTTTCCTTGGTGGACCAGTTGGTGGTGGAATAGCAGCGGCAGCGGCAACAAACATAATGTGGAAGGGTTGGAAGTGGGTTAGGGATAATGTACTAGATCAACATGGTTGTTATATTTCTTATCTAAATAGAAACGGTCAACCGATGGATGCTGGTCTTTCTATAAATCAGGGCATGGTTGTCGGCAGGTATCACACTAAGAGACTTCTTCCAGGAATACTTGGTGTTCGCTCTAAGGTTAGAACTCCAGAAGGAAATGCTTTCATAAGGTACGATGATCTACTTAAGAATATGGGTTGGAAAGAAAAACAAATATCTGATCTGGTAAGACATGTCAGCCTGGAAAATGCGCTGGTTAATGCAGAGGTTTTGAAATACTCTGGAACTGGACCAGATAAGGCAGGGTTTAATCAATTCTTCAAAGTTTTGTGTAAATTAAATAAAGTAATTGATGGAGATGAAATTGAGGTAATTGATCTTTTGAGTCCTCAGTCTGCACCATTTAAAGTTAGATTAGAAGGAATCATAGCTTCTAAGCTTGGTGTTTTTGAGGGATATGTAAATGTATCTAATAAATCTCCTGGCCCAATTCAAGGAATTAATATAGATTCACCAGGTGGACAGGCAGCTCTATTCGTTCATGAAAAGCTTTCGGAAAATCCTTTTGTGATTAGGATTTCTCCAAACAATGCATCAGCTACTTCTTTGTATACAGAAGACGATCTTGCCCCAGGTTCAAAACAAAATACAACTAAGAGTTATCTAAAAGGAAAATATTATGGAGATTCTGAAGCAGATAAATCGTTAGGAACTGTGTTCTATAGAATGATCGATAATGACATTCAGGATAATATATTAATGGTTAGAGATTTATTTATTCAAAATCAGTTTGAATCGCTAAGTATAATAAAACAAAAGTTTAAAGAAACACTTTATCCCGAATCCGTTCTTTATATAAAATTTGATGTAATCTACTCGTCGATTTTTACTTCTAATGTAAAAGAATACTTTGAAGTTACTGGGTCATCTGATCCACTTATAAATCTTCCAGATGATAAAATAAAGATGTTCAATGTTCTTGTAAGCTTTAAAATAATGGAAGCATTGTATTCAAAAGCCTCTGAATGGCCTTATGTGGGATGGGATGAGTACTATGATGATGGTGGTCCAGCCACTCTTAACTGGGAATTGGTTACGAATAATCTAGCTCAAGTATATACCGTTGATCTACTAAGAAGTAGACCAGCAGAAATAGGACTAGATGATCAAATACCCAACGTGCAGTACATAGAACAAAGGTCAACATAATCATGGATGAATTTGGATTGACGATAGATGATTTTGATAATTCCAAATCATTTACCTCAAAAATAGCAGAAGGATTTAACCCCAACGGTAGTCAAAGCTTGGTGACATCCGCCTCAAAAGAAAAATACGTAAACCAATCGCTTACATCAAGAGACGTTGTTGACATAATGGCTGGGCGGAGCGCTTTCAAGAAATCCAGCTACATTGATGGATGTCAACAACAAATTCGTACAATCTTCTCTTCATGGAATTTTAACAGCTGGCGCAAAGTACGAAGGGTTTGAAGTCCCAAATCCAGACTATCAAGGAAATGAAGGAGAAAAAGCAACCCTTACTGGATCAGAGGCATACCTGAAAACCGTCGGTCAATCAATGCTCGGTACAGGACTTTCTCCATCAAAAATGCCAAATCCAATTTTAGAAAAAATGATGAGCGACCTGGCAAAAAATAAATCAACTTCTTATGTTGGAGAATCAAATGGTGCATTCTATAAGCACAACAATATTGTATATGAACTAAAACCTGGTGCTCCATCTCTCGGCTCAAGGCCAATTGCTGTTGTCGATGAATTGCCGGCTGAAGAATCTGATATATATCTAGAAAGAGGAAGAGAGCTAAATAAAAGAATACCAGAACCAGCATTGAGTGTTGGTTTTCAGTTTGATATACCAAACCAACTTACATCATACAAATTTGCGCAGACGCAGTCTTATTTCCCAGATTCTTCCCAAGATGGAACTATAGATGAGTCATTGATTAGTGCGCAAAGCAAAAGAGCGTATGTATGCGCTTCTTTAATAGAATGCCTACTGATACTCACTGACCCAACAAAAGGTGTTCCAATAAAAGGTAGATTTGGTTTGTCCAGAGCGATATTATCAGAAGATGATCAAAGTCAAAGAAATATTAATCCAGCTAGTGGACTAGACGCAAACAATACAAATACAATATCAGATCATGTATTCGGTAGAGCTTTTGATATTGATTCAATTGGTTCTTTCTCTAATTTTGGAAAATCAAAAGAGCACTATGCGTCTTCTTTAAATTATGTGCTATCAAGATTGAATTCGCTACCAATGCAGCTCATACCCGATCTGATCGTCATTAACCCTGATGTGGCAAAAGATCTTGGCGTAGGAGAAGGTTTTGAATCTGAAAGCCATCCAATAAAAACAATGTATGAAAATCTTAAATACGTAAATATAGAATCTGCAGCGGAACATAAAGATAATATACATATTAGTTTTAGCCCCAGTAGAGGTGGGCAATATATAGGTTCTTCTGGTTGGATTTCTACTCAACAGTCGCAGGCATCAACGTCAGATTATGTCAATGTTAACACCGAAGAAGATATTTCAGCCGCAAAAGAAAAAGCGTATAAAAACTATAAATCTAGTGGACCAGATCTTTCTTTAAATGAATTATTTATTTTATTAACAAAAGAAGGTCCATTCAGCGAGGAGGTGGCAGCTGTTCTCTGCGCTGTTTCAGCTAGAGAAAGCGTAGGAAATCCATCATCATTTAATGGAGTATGCGGAGAAAATTCAACTGGCTTTACCGGCGATTATTCCTTTGGAATGTTTCAATATAATCTTATTTCCCAAATGAATAAACAAAGAAATAGTTCAAGCGCAGTTCCAATATATTATGACGGATCTAAAGTTAATCCATCAATGGTTTTGGCGTCCGATTTGGCATACGTTCCAGGAAAAGAACAGGGTTGGGATTCAAATGCAATAGCAAAAAAAATGATAGAACTACAAAATAACGGAAAAGCAGATACAGATGATAGATTGTGGTACCCGATAAATCAAGTATGGGCACTCATGCAAAAGTGGGGTAGAGTTGACTTTAAGAATACATCAAAGATAACTCAATCTAACGGATTTTTTCACTGGGGAGATTACGGTGATAGATCTGATTGCGGTTTTATCTTTGGTGTAAAATTTCAAGACGCAGTGAATGTGTATCTAACTAGCGGTAAAGCAATAGAGGAATTAATAAAATGGGTTAGAGAAAATTTACCAAAGTTTAATCCAAAAACAAAACCATATGTAGAAGGATGGTTAAGTGGTGAAGTTTATTTTGATAAAACCAAAGATGGAACAAACAAAGACGAACAACAAAGCAAGCCTATATCATATACTGGTAATGTGGCTGATAGATATGAAAATCCACCTGCAGCATCAAATGAAAATACCTCAACTTCATTCACAAAGACTCAGGTTTTGGAAGCGGCAAATTGGCTTAAGGTAAACAGGATACCTCAGTGGCTAGATCAGTATAGAAAAGATTTAAATGGCAATTTCCAATGCGATAGATTCGCTAGAGTTTTATCTGCGTCGGTAGGTATATTTGATGCAGCAGAAACGGATTTAACGACAAAAGAGTGGACAGGTGGAACTTTTGAAAAAACAGTTCCGACAAAAACTCTCAGACAGTTTGAAACAGCATCTGCTCACTGGGAAAATGTCCAAACTGGAGATCAAGACAAAGACTGGTTTAGCGCAAATTCAGAAACTGGTAAAAATCCACCTGTTGGATATCTTGTTTACTGGACTGGAGGAGAAGATGGGGCTGGTCATATAGGTGTTTCAATCGGTGGTGGTGAATACGTTGATCAACATCCAAATTCTAGCGGGCAAAGACCAAGTCCTAGGGCTATAACATATTCTGGATTTCCTGGAAGCAGATATACGTATGCTGGCTGTTCTAGTGTATGGGCAGTATAAGGAGATAAAATGAAGTACTATCCAAAGTTTGATCAAAGACTTAACTCTCATCTTGAAAATCAAAAACTGCAACAAGCGAAAACTCGACTTGGTACTGTTATGTCTTATGATAAAATTACAAATACAGTTATGGTTATAATGGATGATAAGATGGCAAACACAGCTCGGCAATATCTATAGAGCTGTTCCATGTCCATCTATTCAAGGTATTCAAATGGTGGCTCCTACAACTGGTTCACGCTGCGTAATAGGTTTTAGAGACGATGCAGAGACAAATCCATATATAGTTTCTTTTGTTGACGATGGATCATCAGTTGGCAAATATGGTCCGTCAACTTTTGTTAACACTGGAATACCAAGGTTTATGGTGTAAATATGGCTGAAAAAATTAACGCCGAAAGAATGTTTGAGTCTTCTGTTGGAAGTACAATAACAGAATCAGACGAAATAAATAGAAGAAGAACTTTTTCTTCAAGAGAAGTAGGCATTACCCACCCAGATAATCCATCCTTTTTAAGGGTAACTGACTCTGGAGATATAGAGATATTTGCCGCTCCTGGTGTTGGCATTGTTATAAGCGCCTCAACAAGAACCGTATCTATTTTTGCCGATAATATTAAATTTAATTCTAAAGAAGATGGATTAAAATGGAATTCTAAAGAATTTAATAGTTCTGCTACTGTTTTTACTGAACCAGCCTTTATTGCTCCAAATAGTAGGGATTTTAATCCTGGTTTTAAAAACGCAGACTATTATATTAATAATATTGATCAACTTAGCCAAGAGGAAGATCAGCCAACCGTTACTATTAGTGGTGACTATGATTATCTGCCAGATACAGATACTTCCGTTGTAAAAGAAAGCCTCTTAACAAAAAATCAATCAGTTAATCCAACATCTTTTACGCAATCTGAATTAAATTCAATAGATAGTTTCTGGTCACAAAACACTAAAGTAGTTAAAATGTTTAATAAAAACGAAGAACTAATGCAGTTTTTTACAAACTACAGACTACAAGGATATACTATTGAACAAACAAAATCTAGGATAATAGAGGACGTCGAAAATGTCTGATTTTTATATTGATTTAAGTGGCGATTTAGTCATTAACGGTTCTGGCGACTTAGCCACTGTTCAAGATCAATCAACAAAAGATATACAGCATGTTTACATAAGGCTTATGACAGAGCCTGGAGATTTCTTTATTTATCCACAGTTAGGAACTCAGCTATCAACGCTATACGGAATGCCACAGAATCCACAAACTGGTGATCTTGGCAAGAGGCTTATAAGAGCGGCGTTAGAAAGAGAAGGAGTTTTTAAAAATAAACAAATTACTATTGAAGCAGTACCGACAAGTGCCGATTCAATAAGATTCGATGTTTACTTGGCTGGAAGCAATTATCAGCCAGTAGTTCTTTCCATAACTCAAGATCTAGGAGCTTAGAATGCCAGCAATAAATATAAAAACAAGAGAACAAATGCTTTTAGCCACACTTGATGGACTTCAAAGAAATGCTGGTATTAGCTCCGTTTCTCCTGGCTCTATTGCCAGAGCGTTTGCCGAAGCAATTCATTCTGAAATTTATGATTTATATAATTCATTAAGACTAAGCGTAGAACAGTCAAATCTATCGACTGCTAGTGGTATGAATCTAGACATGATTGGAGCACTTTATAATGTTCCTAGAAGATCGATATCAGCCGAATTAGTGCCAGAAAGAACAACCGCAAACATAGAATTTTTTATTAATCAGCCTTATAATTCATCTATAGTTATACCGTCTGGAACCTTGGTTTTTAACGACATAAATAACTATTCATCGATTCAATACGCCTATGAGCTAATGGGCGAAGTGGTTATCACCTCCGGTAATACTAGAGCCTACGGATCTGTAAAAGCAAAATTTGCGGATAACAACATAACCGCAGCTAGAAACACTTTAGTAAAACATAACTTTATTGCTCCTCCAGGAGTAGTTGTTTTCTGCAATAATCCAAAAGAGGTTTATAGTACGCTTAACTCAGAATCCGATGACAACTATAGAAGAAGAATAGTAGCAGCTGTTAGGGGCTCAAATACTGGCACAGCTGAATCTGTACGCTTTGCCGCTCTTGCGGTAAAGGGAGTAAAAGACGCAAAGATTAGAGAAGCATCTTTTGGTATTGGTTCATGCGATATAATCATTGTCCCAGAAACAAGATCTGGCATAGCAACAATGAGCGAAATCGTGATAGAGCAGATAAGAGCTATAAAGCCAGTAGGTGTTAATATTAATGTTAGAATAGCTGAAAGAAAGCCAGTTGACGTCAATATGTCTCTTGTGCTAAGAGAGTCAACAACAAGTGATTTAGCTAAAGCCGTAGAAAACCAGGCAAGAATATTTATTAATAGATACATTAATTCACTCTCTATTGGTGATTCTTTGTCTATAACTGAGCTTGAGCGTCAGGCTAAGATAGCGTCAGATGTTATCGTTTCTGCATCTGTCAATTTGGTAAGGGTTGATAACAAAAATATACCCAACAAAGACTACAGATTATCTGATGATAAATCCTATATGACAGCTGGGTCATTGGCCGTTTATTCTGTTATAATGGGTAACTCCAATTATTAAAGGATAACCAATGTCAGAACAATCTTATTTAGTTACAAAAAAGCAAGTTATAAAAGCAAAGAATATGACACACGCCAGAATGTTGGCAGAGGGATATAAGGATTTTCCTGGTCAGATTCTACATGAAGAGTTTGAAGTATCAGAGAATGAACAGGACACTAATCAGCAAGAAGTGGAATTTGTTGGCTCTGTTTCAGATGGAGATTCTCTGTTCTTAAGATCTGAAAATAGACGCTTGGCAAAATTAGCAGAAAAGTATAAAAATGTAAAAGATGAGGCTGTTGTTTCTGTTTATCAGGCAGCGTTTGACGCTTTCTCAAACTTTGAGCTACCAAAAGTAAAAGCTCCAAATATTAAATCAAACAAGCATAATACTCCAGAAACTGCTGTTGCTGTTTTTGCCGACTGGCAAATGGGAAAGGTAACTCCATCTTACAATACAGAAGTTCTTGAGAAAAGAATAGAACTATATACAGAAAAACTTTTGGAAATTACTGAGATTCAAAGGTTACATCATAATGTAGATGATCTTCACGTATGGTTATTGGGTGACATAGTTGAAGGAGAAGAAATTTTTGCTGGGCAAAGTCATCTTATAGATTCTGGATTGTATAGACAAGTCGGAATTAATGGCCCAAAGATATTATCAAAGTTTTTGATGACAGCTTTAGAAAACTTCAAAAGAGTTCATGTAACTGGGATTATAGGTAATCACGGTGCTGTTGGCGGTAAAATGAGAAAATCTCATGATCCAGAAACTAACATGGATAGACTTCTCTACAAGATTTTGGAGCTTATCTTCAAAAAAGAGGAAAGAATTACTTTCAATATACCAGATGGTAAGGGCGAAAGAAATTGGTATGCCGTAGACAATATTGGAAATTACTCTAGCCTTTTGATACACGGTGACCAACTGCCAGCTCCAGCTCAATACTATGGATATTACAAAAAGATAATGGGATGGAAAGACGGAGCGATACCAGAGCATTTCGACGATGTGTTTATGGGTCACTACCATCAGCAGTTTAAAATGACAATCGGCAGTACTATACTAAGAGTTTCTGGCTCTCCAGAGAGCAGCAACACCTATGCCCAAGAGTACTTCTCTTCAATGAGTAGACCCTGTCAGCATTTGATGTTTATTCATCCAGAACACGGAATTACCTCAGAATATAGCGTATGGCTAGATGCCGTATAGGAGCTTATAAATGAAAACTTATTTGCTTAGTTTCGTTACTTCAGATTTTTCTAAAGATGGAAAAGTCTGGAGTACTGAACCTATTGACCTATACACAAATAAGTACTATACAAATTACTCTTATACTAGATCTACAACTGGATTAAACTCTTTATCTGATTTCACTTTTACTGGAACTCAAGTTTTATCCGATGCTACACCAACAGTACCTGGTGCCTATCAAGTAACAAATTATCGGAGAGATAGTACAGGATTCTAATTCTGGTCAGTTTTATGTATTTAATTATGATTCTATTGAAGATGGAAATTTTGTTTTTGATCCCGATATACCGTCTACGCCAATTTTTACACCTGATGGTTATATAGCAAATTTAACCAGATTTGTAGACACATCTTCTAGAGTAGATATAAGAACATTTAAGGGTGCATTTTCGTCATCATTAAATAGTATTGAAAATATAACATTTACGTTTAACGTATATGAGTCTGATAGTGTAGATCGGTCCATTCTTTTTGTCAAGTTCTTCAGAGTCTACAGCTTTAGCTTCAATTTTATTATCGAAAGATACAAAAAGATACGCAAAATTTGAAGTAGCTATAGATACAGAATTAACTGATCTTGGTGTTCTTAGTTTTGTTCTTCTTGTAGAAGTCGCAATAGCAGATCCAGTTTCTCCAGTTCTTTCTCAGTCAGCAAAAAATATATTGAAAAAATTTCCGTCATGGATGTCTTTATATAAAGATTCTTTTAATCAAGCAACACCAGATTTATTTATTCCACAAACAACAGCTGGAAAATTTGTCAATGCTTTAGTGGGTGAACATCTTGATGGTTTTGATAGAGAATTAGATTTATTAAGAATTAATTCTTTTGTTGATAGAGCAAATGTAGACCAAATTTCTTGGGTATATTCTTCAACAAATGTAAATACAACATTTCACAGGATTTTAGGGAATCAGATTGAATTAGCAAGAGTTGATAACATTGTAGACTTTTTTAATTCAAAAAAAACTGACTATGTTTTTTATCACAATCCAATTAATAGAGAAATACTTACTCTTCAGAAATACTATGTATTACAGGCAAAAAATGAAAACACAGGTTTAGTTAACCTAAACCAAATACCAGTTCAAAAATTTAACTGGTTTGACGAGCTTGGCTTGAGAGTTGGTGTAACGAGATTGTATCTTGAAGAAAACGATTCGTTTAAAGAAAGAATTTTAGATGCGTTTAAGAATCCAATAGGAACCGATAAAGAATCATTCAAAAAGACATTGAGAAGAGAGCTTAATTTATGGAAAGCTTTTGGTGCAACACCAGATGCAAATTACGCTGGTGCAACACCAGAAGTTCTAGAAATAAATGACATCATTAGCTCAACACCATATTTTGATCCAGATGGTAATCCAACAAATAAATTTGTAGAACTTGTAGAAGAACTTAATATAAACTATCCAAATAACTGGGGATACTTTAAGTTTGATGAAGCCATATGGGATTATGCTGGTTTACAGCAAGATGGAGTTGGTAGACTTTCTGCTAGATACTATGATGATGATATAGATACCCCATACTATCAACCAGGTATAGGTGATCAGGATGATCTCCGTCTTTCGATTAGGCAAACAGACGCTACACCAGTTTACTTTGAAACAGAGTTGGTAGCAACAGGAAGAAAAATCATTGGATCAACGCCAGGTTATTACCCAGTAAACATTGGCTATACATACAACTCAGATTATACAATAAAAGAATATGATAATCCTCCAGCTACCATAAACTACACTTTGGAATTTCATGCAACACCACATGGTAACTATGCGACACCAACTGTCTTTTATGCCTCAGAATTAATTTATCCAAAGAATAATAGAACAGAGGAACGGAACCAATAAAAATATCTATGAATGGAATTCTTATAATATTTTTAATACAGAAGGATTTACTTCTAGTGATTTAATCATAAGAGAAAAAAATACATTAAAGAGATATCTGAATAAAGTAAATAATGTAAATATTTCTCAATTAAATCTTAATCATATATTAAATTTGATTCTTCGACTTGGAGCATGGAATGGAACAGAATACGCAACGCCACCTCAGTCTGATGATTTTGTTATTAGATTTTCAAATCGTCCAAATAATGTATTGAATTACGGATCATCTACTCCAGCTATATCTGCCACTCCAAATCTTGTATCCACTGTAACGGTAGAGGCAACATCTAAATTGTGGTCACTACAAACAAAAACAAAAGAAACTTCATTAAATAGTAGGAAAATACTTCTTAACTCAAATTCATCTTCTCCAGCGGTAGATTATGAAATAGATCAAAATGCAATTGTAAAAAATATAATTTATCCAGTTGGTGCGACACCTGGAAGTATAAATATAAAAAATATAAAACCACAAGACACCGCTGCGCTTGGATATGGTGTAGGATCATCTCCCTATTTGGGCTATGGTGGCGTTGTCTATGATCCAGCAATAAAAAACACTGTATTTGTTCCATCTTCTCCAAATATAGTTTTTAAAACATATTCTAATTCCGCAACAGCAAATACTTATTTCTCGGAGATTTCATATCCCTACTCAAGCACTCCTTCTTTGATAAAAATTGGACTTGAAAATGGAGAAATTTATCCAAGAACATTAGTTAACTGGGAGCCATTTACACTAATGTCAACTCCTATTACTGGCTATATAGATGAATATGGATATGTGGGATATAAAAAAGAAAATGGTGAATTTGTACCAAGCAAAAATCAAGATGTTATAATAGTTCCAGAAATAACCAGAGAAACATTTGGGATATCTGGGTCTTCAAAGTTTGAATACTTTTTTGAAAACATCACTATAGTTGATCCAGAAGATATTAATGTTTTGATATGGTCAGAACAAAAAATAGTTAATCCATTCCTTAATAAAAATTATGTACTAAAACCCAATAGTATAAATGACATACTTGAAAATTCTTTGTATAATACAAAGAGAATAAACTATCCTTCAAATGCAATAGTTGAAAAATATGATTTAGATAGAAATACTACTGTATTTAATAATTTTATTGCAAGAGGAAGGCTCTATGATGCCAAGCTAGAAGCAAGAATCAATACTGGGTGGATGCACTTAGATAAAAAAGAATACTATGTTTATGCGTTACCAAAAAAGGAAACATTTACTGGTAAATTGAAAGAAATTACATTATCAGAAGTTCCTCAAGCTGGTGCACCAGTATACGTAAACGCAAGAAAGCAGAATGAATCGACGCCGTATGTGCTGTTTAAAGAAACAGCATTTGAAGATCCAGCTACTCCAAGACAACTTGATTTTTATAATACAGAAAGTATAAAACCATCTTTTGAAGATTCTTTTTACCTGTCATATTCTGATGTATATGATGTATCAATTGTGGATGGGGTTACTGGCGTAACTCTCTATTCTGAATTAGACTCATCTAATAATGTTATTTCTATTCAGAGTTCTACGCCAATTTTTAATCAAGATAGAAACTATACTATAAAGTATAGAGTAAGAAATTCATACTATATAGACAGTATTCTTTCTGGATCAAACTACTATTCTAAGATCGTCTTTGATGCTACACCGAGTACACCACTTCTTTACGAAATTGTTTATGAAATAGCTAATTACGAACACACAACTCCAATAGGAATAACTCTTGGGGAAACAGATTCGCTACTAGAAAAAGGATACGTCATTGCTTCCGCCAGCGAATACGCATTTGATACCGCTGATGTAAAAATATCTCCGTATAATATAATGGATGACGGAAAAGATTATATAACCATATCAATAGTGTCATTAGATATTAATGGAAACCCAAAACCATATCAAGAATTTTCTATATCAAGCGGCTATTTAAACATTCAGCCATCAACAGTCACCACTAATGCTGATGGATATGCAATAACAAAAGCGGTGTATTCACAGTCTACACCTGTAAACTCAACATTAAAAGATTCAATAACAGTAGTTGGTTCTGGTTCAGAAAATTCTAGTTTTAGTAAGAGCTATTCTTACACAATTCACTCTAGATATAAACAGGATTATTCAATTTCGATAGCCGTCGATCCATCAACGGTAAAAGCAGACGGCGTGTCTTCAGTGTTTGTTGATGGAATAGCATCAAAAAATAACACTCCACAAAAAGATGTAGTTATTTACTGGAGAAAAGGAAGAACTCCATATGCAGCGATAGAGAATCAGGATTATTCATCTTCCGCCAGTTTTTCTGGTAATTCTGGTATAGTCTTTTCTGATAATAATGGAAGATTCTCAATAGGTCCGATTGTAAGCATGGATAGGACTCAGCCTGGTTATTGGTATGTGGTTGTTGAGTCGGACTTTAATAAAACGTACTCATCTGACGCTACGCCAGTGGCTGGCGACATAGGTTACTGGCATGAATCTTATGATAATATAGATATTAATTATATACAGGATATTAAAATGGTTGATGTTATTAACTTTAATCCAGAAGAATCAATAGATACATACTCAACTCCTAGGTTTATAACCAGTTACTATAATGATCAGTTGGTTGTTTCCTCTGGTTCCACTCCAGATTGGACGCCACCAACATGGCTGCCGATCTCTAGATACGAGCAGTATCAAGCTGGCTTTTTGGGATCTACTCCATATTTCATATCTGAATATATTAATTTAAAAAAGGATAAATAATATCAATGGTTAAACCGCTAAACTTAGAAACTGGAATTACTTTTAAAAAAGTAAACAAACTTCCAATTGATGATAAGTCAGCTGGTTTAGCTTGGTTTTCCTCAAAGCCGATAAGTCCGGCTAATAATCTGTCAGTAACCGATTTATCTGGTTTTATTCCAGAAAATTCCTACTCTACAGAAATAAATGCCAGTCCACGGAGAATCAAAAAGTAAGCTAGTTTACGCCAATGAACTAGGTATCTTAGAAGATGAAAATGGAAATACAGTATTTGATTCTGATGACATTAGTATTTCTGATTTATTCATAAACCATCCAACACTCGATACTAGGTACACTGCCCAGGAAATTAAAAACAGAATGTTTGTTCATTCATATTATATTTCTAAATACTATACGATGCTACCAACGGATTCTTTTTTGATTGATGATCTAAACTCATTTATAGAAGAAAACAAAATTCCAAAATCGATAAAAGTAGTAGATGAAAATAATCAAGAGTATCTTGATCCAAACACTGGATTAAGAAAATATAGAATTCTTTTAGATCAAATAGATCAAGAAGTTTACGCTGAAAGATCAAATAGGCCATTTAAAATAGTTGTCTTATTTGCAGATCCGCATCCAAGAAATCTTCAGTTGGTATACGATAAGGTTAGTCTATCTTCTGGCGAATCAATTACTTCAGTTGTGCCGCAGTATAAGGAAAATATAAACAGCGTTGCTTTGTTCAATAAGGTTTTAGAAGAGTCATTTGCTGTAGACAATTCCGTTAGAAATAAAAAAATATTTTCTAAAAAATCTGTTAGTTTTAAAAATAATATTATAAACAACAGTTCTTCAGCAGACGGATTTGAAATAGTAGTACCCAAAAAAGCTATCGCCGACAACAGAACATATGAAACCTTTAACTGGAGATTGATTACTAAAGTATTAAAAAGGGTAGACGTTTCTTCCGTTAATGATCAAGAAGAAGTAGATTCTGAATCTAACCTAAAACAAAAAGTAGTTAACTGTGCAGTTTTATGCACAACAACCCAAAAAGATCAGATGGTTTCATCTAATAACTACGCTTCAGCAAATCCATATATATTTTACAGGCTGCAGCAGTCTCCGTTTAACTTGTCCAAGTATACATATGTCAATCCAATAGGATCTGGAGTAAATACATCAGCTCAATATTGGCTTGTATCAATTGACGAAGTTTCTAACTCTGATTTAGCACTTTTTGATATATTGGCGTGGTCTCCAAGCTCGGCAATAACTATACAGCAGGGTCAAAAAATAAAATATTTTATTGAAAACACACAAGGCACTATTGTATTAGATCTTTCTCAATCTTCTGGGGCAGAAAACATTGATCCTGCCCTCGTTCTATCATCCGATACATATGATTTAGATTCGTGGACGTATAATACAGATAATCTTTTCTTGGATGAAAATAAAAATGGAGCTTGGCCATTGAGTAATTCAGTGTTTGAAGATGTTACATTGGATGGTATTAAATATAATATATATTCACTATTTGGCAGGAACAACATTGGCACTTTGACTCTTGGACTATTCAGCTATAAAATGGTCAAAGAGTTTACAGGTTCACTTGCAAGCCAAAATATTATCTTAAAAAACTCTAGAGGAAAACCAATATTTGTTGGTTTTGGTTATACAAAAACAGCAGATGCTCTAGTCAAAGGTAATTTATTGGCGATGACCGCTCCAACTCTTAAATACTGTAACGATATATATCAACCGTCTGCTCTGTTTGATAATGCAATAGCCAACAGCGGATCCACATCAGCGCTCCAGGAACCATTTCAATCTACGTCATCTATAGAGCGGACCAATGAAACTTCTGTATAACGCAGTGTCGGTTGCTCTTACGTCTAGAATATTTTCTGGCAAAGTAAAAGACGTTAGAGCATCGTCGTATTATCACGTTTCAAATTGGAATAGCTCTTATGTGATTAACCAAAACGTATTATTGGATGAAGAAAAAACTTCTGCCTATACACTGGTAAAAGACCTAGACAACAAATTAAATTATGCAAAAAGCATAACAGGAAAAAACACATCCGCATTAGACTTTTATAAAAAATCTATTTATGATTATTTGTCAGATCAATATTCAATTAGTCTACAGGAAATAGATACAACTAATTCAGAGTTTTATGTTGAATTAACAAATCCTGATGTCTTAATATCAAATGCTACAAGAGCAAGCGATTCAGAAATACCAACTTCATATTCATTATTTAAGTTAGATTTTGGATCAATTCAAGCTCCAATATATGCGTACACGAATTCTCCATCTGCAAAATTTGTTGTACCAGGCGGTTTTGGTGCGTACATAATAAGGGACAGGGTGTATAAGAGTTCTCAATCAACGCAAGATAACTTGTCATCAAAAATATCATCAAGAAATATATATCAATCATATCCATTTAAATTTTCAATATTTAATTCATATGTGCAATCCAATGAATCTCCAACAACTTTTAGCGCAAACTGGTCTGCTGAAATAACCGCAACATATGATGCTAAGCTGTCAAGACAAGAATTTTATAAGATACAACCACAGCAAATAGGAACAGAAAGCGTGCTTGTTAGCGATATTGCAGAAGAGTGGTCAACTCTTCAAACTATTGAAACAGAAGTGCCACCAAAGCAGACTGAAATATATGCCTTAGCTGATGATAGATTAAACGGAGATTATAGACTAAACAAGGTTGAATCATCTGGTTCAAGAAATCACTATATATACACAAGAGATATACAATTGGGTAATGTTTCGAGGAACTATCAAATGGGAGCTTCACGGAATGTTATCGGCGTATATAGCATATATACAGATAACTTTAAGAGAAGCAAAATTAACCAATAGCTCACTGCTTGAATGTCCGCTTAATAGATCATTCGATCAAGCAACAAAAAGTGCCGTTATAAAATTCCAACAAGAATATAAAGCCAGACTAAAAGATGGAATAATTGACAGCGAAACAAAGTCTCTATTTGCTAGAGAAGTTTGGAAAAAAATGCTGCAGACCGATTCGGCTAGATACAATGCCGTTATAGAAAGAATACAGGGGGGCTCAAACAAGGATGTCATTCCATATATTCAAAATGCAGCTACTGCTGTAGAAATATGGGAGCTTGTAAATACTGATCTAAGTTTTCAAAAAATTACATACACTGGCACCTCTGGACCTAGTCAAATCGTAGATACTATTTATGTTGCTATTCCAGAAATATACAGGGATGCAACAAGAATTAAAGATGTAATGGTTAACAGTATATCTATAGAAGTCGGACGTTTTGCAAAGTCTGCTAGCTATAAGGGAATAAGCATAATTGAAGCAAAGTCTTACGCCTACGATTCCGCAACCAATTCTATGAACTACGCAAAATCGCAGCTGATAAAATCGACTACAGCTTATTCTTTATCAACAATAAAGATGGATATTAAAAAACCCCTTGCTGATTGCGGTGTTGTTTCTCTAAGGCTAAAAGGAAGTCTTCTTGGTGGCAGTTTTGGGTCTTTTGCGGAAGGATACGCAATTAATAAAATTACTTTTAATATTTCATTTAAAGGAAAAACAAAAGACGCTTTTAAACAATGGCAGGATAAAGCGATCCTTTCCCCAGAACAAACTGGTTATAATTTAATTTCAATGACAAAACCAGCTATTATTAAATATAGAATATCTCGGAAAGATAGAAAACATATCTCCAAACAAAGCAGAAATAATAGATTTAAGTGGCGTAAAATCAGTTAAGTTTACCACAGAGCCATTGTCTATCGTATATCCAACATTCTCTGGAACATCTACCATCGATTTAACGACTACAAAAATTGATTTCAGCTCTACGGCATACAGTCCACCATTTTCAAGATTTAGCGATTTGACCGCAGGCGCAACACCAACATACAAGGACGAGTCCATTACAATCGATTTAACTTCAGCAAAAACTATTTCTATAAATCCATCAACACTTTCTGTTTCCAATGTTGTTTCTGCAACAAAAAATCCAATAAGCTCTTCATCTATAAATATATCAGAAAGTGGAAACAAGTTATTTTTTGAGACCTCATCTTTAATATATCAAAATTCAAATGTTACAAAAAGCGACACAACTGTTCTTAATAACTATTGGCTACTAAAGGCTGATGGATCAGTCATCCAGAAAACAAAAAATTCAGTTACCGCCTTAGACGGTTTGCTACTTTTGTGCCAGCCATCATCGGCTGCAGATAAACTTGGTAAACCATATGGTATAGACTTACAATCTTTTGTAAGTAATTCTTCAACAAATTCTGAATTTAATATTGACTACGGTGCCTTTGTACTGCAAAACGAAATTGCAGATAACGGTGGTGTTATTTATGGCTTCTATGATGTTTCCGCTAAAGAATTTCTTGGTAAAACGCTTTACTATATAGATTATATATCAAGAGGACCGGAAAATATTTACATTGGTGTTTTGGCAGTGGATGCCGATGGTAATGTTGGCGGATCAGATTTCTTGGGCGCAAAAACAACTTCAACCATTACTCCACCCAGTGCTCCAGTTAAAATAGCATGCCCTATATATCACGCAACATATATACCGTCTTCAAGAATATCTCTTTCTTCTATTCCACCTAATCTGTCTAAGTTTGATCAATGGCCACTGTATATCACGTCTGGATCATTCGTAAAAGAAACATATATTGATCCAGAATTTGGTTCGGTTGGTTGGCTTCAGAACTATAATAATAAAATACTAAGAGCAACTTATTCTACGTTAGATATAGATAATGTTTTGTGGTCACAAATACTTGGGCAGCCATACGTAGATGTACTTAATGAGTATCCGAATTTTCTTTCTTCAAGAAAGATACAACTTTCACAAGTACCAATAGCATCATATGTTGAACCCTCTGTAAATAAAATAGGCATTTTAAAACAGTATATATTTATTGAAATTAGGAAAGATGAATCTAGTGATTGGGAAGTTTTGGATTCATCATATATAAGAAACATAAATTGCGATACTGGAATAGTTGACCTATTGAAAGACTTAGATCAGAATCCAAACTTAACAAGAGTTTCTTACGCTGTGAAAGCTAGTGGTATACCAATAAAACACGTAAATGGAGTTCCGATTCCAATCAATCCATTCTTGAATCAAGATTCTATTGAACCAGAAAAACCTCTTTATATTTATATTAAACCATCTAAAGTAGAAGTTAAAAACTATTCTAGCGAAAATATTTATTCATGGGATCACGTAGGCGAGTATGAATTTAGTGGAGTAGTGCACTTTACTTATAATAATGATATATTTAATCCATATGATAGTATTAATTATGATCCACTTGCAATACAAATAGGATTAATACATGTTCTAAAAAATACTCCAGAATCTGGAATTGATTTAATAGATTTAAGAATTAAAGGTGGCGGCATCAAGTCAACGTTTGATAAGTCTATTAATGTAGAATCTTATGGATCTTTGGATATAGAAAAGGTTTTTAAAGAAGCAAAAGAGGCAATGTCATTTTGGGATGTATATCCTCCAGATCAACAAGCCTATCCAAAAGGTGGATTTGTTATTATAAAGATTCCAAGGACTGTACTAGATAACTTTATGAATAAACAAGATGTATATTCAATAATAAGAAAAAACATTACTGCCGGTGTTGTATTTAAAATACAGGATATGGAAGGTAATGACTGGGGTAGTATATAAGATATGTTAAATTTTCTTCCTGAAACAATAAAAACATTTTCAGAAAACTCTCAGAGAACAGTTGGTTCTTTGATTAGGGATATAAAAGTAGATAAAGCGCAAGTCGCAGAGCTAGTAAGAAATTTAAGTAATTTTTCTTCTGGTCCAACTTTTCTCCCAAGATTATCTATTTCTAGAGAATTAATTAGATCAGAGTTTTTTGTAGATTTTTTTAGAGACTTTGAAATAAGATTTTCTAGATTTTTTGATGCGTCAAACTCAATCAATACAGTAATAAACTCAATGACTGAAATAATGTTGTCGCAAATAGCAAAAAATGAAAAAGCAATTGCTTACTACGAAAACTATATTAATAACTATGAATTTATATCTGGAAAAGATGACCTTTATAATTTCTCTTATATAGAAAATTTTGATAATAATCTTAAATCTAATGAATATGATTCTCAAAAAGTTTCATATGTTGACAGGGGTGGATTAGCATTTTCGGATAATGGAAACGGATATGTCGATCCAGTTTCTTCTACATTTAAGATTGGTTCAGGGATTGAGATAATAAATGTAGTTGACAATATAAAAGAAGTTAACATTACATCAAATTATAAACAGTATCTGTCTTCGCAAAACGATGCGAGTAGTCTCTTCAATGAAGACGACTCTGATACATGGAGTGTTTCAATTAAGTCCCCAGTAGTTATTACTTCTTCAATAGAAGAAATATCTAAGTATATAGATTATGATCATTCATACATAGTTGGTGCAAAAACCATAATGGAAATTTCTTTAATCAAAGAAACAGAAATGGACTTTATAAGAATTTTTCCAGGAGAAAGTAACGGCCTACAACTACTTCAAGTTGCTATAGAATCAGCTAATTCGGCAGAAAAGATATTTACGCTCAATTCTAACAATCCAGTTTCTGGATATCAGATAAAGAAAATCTTAAAACAACCACTTATGATTAATTCTACTATTGATATAAATATACCTTTAGATAAAGTTAAAAAAATAATACTAATATTTAATCAATCAACATATACAAAGTCCAATAATTTACCATTAATTGACGAGTTAATATCCAGGTCAATATCAGAATATATATCTAAATCAAGATCCACTAGAAAAAATAAATATAGCGTTCTTCAAGATATTGTTATAGAATACTTCAGAAGAGATGTTTCTATAGACGAATTTAAGAGAAACGAGTATTCATACTCAGATTACTACACGTCTAAATTCCCAGTTTATGATAAAAACCATCCATCAATAATTGAGAATTTATTTTATAAAGAAAAAAATAACATTACAAGTGTTGATGATCAGGATAAGATTTTTCAAAATAGTCCTTTAACGATGCTAGTTCAGGGAATAGTATCCCAGGCTTTAAGTTCAAGAATGAATGTCTTTAAAAATTCTTTATTTAAAGATACAAGATCTGCTTATACCGATGTTCGTTTGGGTGAAATATCCAGTGCTCCTTCATCAATAAAAAATAATTCAAATATGTTAGGTTACAAAAATTTTGATAACTCAACTGATCAGCTGATTCCAGGTAGTAAATTTGGTAGAACACCACTGTATAATAATGACTTTTCTTCTTTAAGCAATTATGAGTATTCTTTTTCAATAAAAAATATTCAGTTTGGAAAAGTAAATGGAATAACCTCAAATAGCAAGTCTTTATCATTATCAAAAGCATCGTTTATAAGCTCTAGAATACAAGTTCCAGGCGATGTGTATGGAGTAAAAGCAAAACTCAATATTGACACAAATGCTTCAAGTTATAATTCAACATCGTTTGAACTACAACAGCCCAACTCCTATGAGTTGTCTATTGCCTTTGTTGAGAGTCCCAATGAGGAAAAAGACTGGATACCAATAGCATCTTATGACTCAAGTTCAGTTTCGGCTGAAATGCTTTTTGTTGATCCAGTTTCATTGTCCGCTCAACTTCGATTTTATCCAGAATCAACCTCTTTGAGGGTATATGAAAATCAAAAACTCATGTCGACAGATCAGTATATTTTAAATAAATTTGATAAATCTGTAACAATTCCAAATTTTAAAAAGAGCTCTGTATATGTAGCAAGTTATGATCTTGATACAAAAAACTACTCTCAACAATATATAGATATATCTGTTCTTTCTGATGCAGTAAAAATACTTGGCGCAGGAGAAGGCGGTAAAGATGGCGAATTCTTTAGGAGAACAGGTTCAGAAAATAAAGTTTTATTAAAGAATAATCCATTTGTAGATAAAACAAAAGTAAAAAACGCCACCTATAGTCGTACATATGGAACTATAGCAGAACCAGCATATGCTGGATACAATCCAGTTACCGTAAAATTTGCAGATGGAACATATGGAATTAACCTTACTAATTATCTAGATGGAAATTTTGAAAAAGCAGATTTTTACAATACATCAGAAGTACTGTTCTTTCAAAATGGTAGGAATTTGATCTTCAATAGAGCCATTAATCAATCTTTTAATGTTATATATAACTATATGAATAACTATATAAGATTTAGACTGATAGTTAGAAATAATTTTCCCAATTATTTTTCAAGCGGATCAATTGATAATGTTATAATAAAGATGAAAACTAAATCTCCAGATATTAATGTTCAAAAATTACTTCAGTTAGGTTAAATAAGATGGCTCAATTATCTACAAATACAGTTTTTTATGATCAAATCATAAAGAAAATTCAAGAATTTATATCAAAATATAAGAACAACAAAACTGCGTCTTATTCAGAAATAGCTGAAGCATATAGTTTATTGGTCAGTGAAATAAATAAATATAGCCTTACGCAGATTTCTAGATACAATCCTATAATAAAAGGAGAACCGCCGTCTTCTGAAAAAATAAATAAGTTTATTCAATCTGTTTCAGATGACTTAAACATAATAGCAAAACAATTAGATTATCAGACGGGAATGATTGTTTCTATTTTTAATATGTTTAATTCAGAAATAGAAAAAGAATTAAGATTTACCAATAGGCTAAAATCTAAAGTAAATATACTTAATGCGTATTCGAATAGTCCAGGAACAGATCTATTTTATTTTGCCGATTCATTTGATAACTTAGATTTTATTGATACAGCTGCCAGCGAAAATCTGCCACTTATAGCCAATCGGATTAGCTTCTCTCCAGTTTAGATCAAGCTCTATTTGGCAACCAAAATCTATATCAGTTGTTGACAGTAAGTCAAACGGATTTTTGGGTAATAACCACGCAGCTTATGTTAAGTCTGATGTAAATTCAAGCTACAAATATTCATATCAAGATAACGCATCTATTGGATTGCTGCAAAATGTTATTGATTCGAATCCACTAACATACTTTGAATACGAAGCAGTATCCATTAAAAAGTCTGACATTCTTGCAAACGGCGCAAAAGACTATGAATTTTTATATTCTTATGAAGAAGTTTCTGAAAGTTCCAAATCTGTAAAATATAAATCTTGGGCTGATCACAAAGAAACAGAGCCGTTAAAATTAGTTTTAAGCATAAAGTCGGATAAACCACAAAAAGCAAATACTTTAGATATAATTCCGTTTTGGGGAACAGATCAAGCTGCAGCTGCAGAGATAAAAGTATCCAGGATTGTAGCGATTGATCAAGAATCGCAAGAAATTGATTTAATTAGTGAACCGATATATGTCGGTACTGCCGCTATACCAATGACTTTAGAATCTTCAAAAAATTATTTTTATGATAAAATTAAAATTGTTTTTCCAGAAGTAACAACATCGGAGATACAGGTTTATTTTGAACAGTATGATTCAAATAACATTAAGATTAAACACATGTACTGGAAACCGCTTCCTTCTTCCGGAAGACTCTCCGCTTTAAACACGCAAAGTAGATTTGATCCAAGCGCTCTCAGTTCTATTGGGTTTAATGAAGTCCAATATAATCAGTATGATCTAGTCCCCAAGATAACTAGACCAAATATGTATAAAGATGAATCAGATTTATCCGTAAAGCAAATTAATGTTACTTACAAAGATCAGGAAAAAACTGATACATATACAGTAATATTTCAAAGGCAGTCTGGTTCTTCGTTGGTTAAGAATTACTATACAAACTCTTTTACTGGTTTTGAATCTTTAGAAAAACAACAAGAAAAAGCAGCCTCTACTGATGTAAATTCCGCATGGAAAGCAGAGTCAAAAGACGCTGCAGAAAGAATAAAAGACTACATACAGTCAAAGATTTCTTCTGGAGAATGGTCAAGTTCTAATTTTCAAAATATTTCTGTTGAAGCCATAAAAATGGCTTTTAACCCAAAGACTTATACAGCAACAATAAATTTGAAAAAAGACTACGAAATTTATTCTGCAAAAAGATTTGCCATTGGCCTAAGATCAATTGATATTGGCTATCAGATTTATTCATCATCTGCGTCATTTGTATCTAACACCTTTGAATTCCCATACAATGTAAAGAATTTGACGATTTCACTAGATTCAAAAATTGACTATTCATCAATAAATCAAAATGAGTCTTTAATAAAGGTTTATGTTTCTCTAGACGAAGCAAAAAATTGGATAAGAATTTCTCCAATAGAAAATCCATATATAGGTATACCAGAAATACTTTCATTAAACGAATTCCCTCAAGCTGGAGAAAAAATAAAAGGAATTGGATATTATAATTATCCTACAATTCCAGCACAAACGAAACGTGTAAAAGTAAAAATAGAAATATTTAAACCAAAGTATTCCAATACGAGTCCGATATTATATTCGTATAAGATCATGGGAAGAGTAGAACAAACATGAGTATAACAAATATACAAAAAGAAAAATTTTTAGATGTTGTTTATAGAAATTTATATTCATCTGGATATATTCCAAAAGAATCAGAAATTTTAGATTTCTTTTCTAGATATTTTTCCATATATCAACTTGGTCAGCCTATACCGCTTGACGCAGAAATTTTTAGGCAGTTGTACGCTAGTGATGTCGATATTTTTAATCAAAGAATGTTATTTACACTGTTTAATATAGAGGTTCTGTACGACGCCATCGCAGAAAACGCCGAAGAAATGATGAGGATAACCACTGCTCTTAATAAGAGGCTGCAGAATCTAAAGGCAAGAAGAATAGAGCTTGAAAATAAAATTGATGATTTACTATTTGTTAATCAAAATTCAGACAGCATATACGCTTCATATACAGATAGTTTTGCAACAGCGGACGGTACAGATCTTAAGTTTACAACGGCTTTTGTTGATATACAAAATGGAAAAGTTGGACTACCAACACTCAGCTCAGCTGTTTTTGATTTGATATCTGCTAAAAGCGTTGTAGCAAACGGGGCAACATACTCCTTGTCTTTTAACAAAAATCAAATATACACAAATCAATCCATTTCTGATGATTCTTTTTTTCCGTCTGTTTTTGATGGATTAGAAAATACAGAATGGCAAAAGACATTTAATTTTGATTCTATTGGATTAGTTACATTCTCCTTGAATCTACCGATAAATAAAAATGTGGTTTTATCTAATATATCTGGAAAGCTTAACACAATTTCTCCAGTTGACATCTACTGCAGAATTAATTATGCTGATCCGCAAAAGACAAGTACAGTTTTTAACAAAAAATCTTCAAAAGATTATGATAGATTTTCTTTTAATTTTGAAGCTGGAGATATAGGATCTATAGATATATTTCTTCTTAAATCTGAACCAGATTATATAGAAGAAAACAAAAAAGACAAGTATGCCTATCGATATGGAATTAGAGATATTTCAATATCTGGCAAGTATCATGATAGATCTGCAACTTATGTCAGCAAACCGATAAGTCTTAAGACAAAGGATAACAAAAATTTAGCCATTGACTCAGTAATGCTCTCGGTAAATGAATCTGGTTTTGAAAATGGAAATATCTCCTATTTTATTGCAGAAGACAATCCATCAGCCCAAATCTTGTCTGATTTTAGTTGGCAGCCTATTTCGGCAAAGGCCGATTCTATATCCCCTTACCCAAACACTGTATCATTTGAGGGAACCTATCTAAAATCAAAAAAGATAGTGGATCAAGTTACAAATCCACAAACTGAGCTACAAAAGATACCCCTTGCTGCAAAAACAGATACCTCTAATGTCAATCAACAAAATCCAACAATTGATCTATATCAAGATCAAACTATCTACAGAATAGCAAAAATTGACTCCTTAGATGATCCGTATAACTCATATATATTATCTGGTACTGGTTTAGTTAATGGATACTATATAAATTATACCAATAAGATTTATAATGAACTTGATGGACTTTCTACTTGGGATTCAATTATTTCTGGAAGATCTAGTATTAAACAGTTATATAAAATACCATCATACGACGTTTCTTCTGGGTCAACCTTTTTTGTTGGACCTAATGTTTCTGGAATAAGTATTCTTTTGGAAACTAAAATACTTTGCTCTTCAGAAAAAACAGTGAGACATCTATTTATCAAAAATGATGGCATATCTAAAGATTGGAACGTGGCTGTTTATATAAATGGAAAGCCTACTTTTATTCCATCTGGTCAACTATCAGAGACTATAGAGTGGAATTTCAAAGAAGGTTTAAATATAGTAAGGGTTGCCATAGACGCCGAAGAAAGTGCAAATGGAAGTATAACATTGATGGACGATAAAAACCTATCAGATTATGGCCTTGTTTATTTAGATTACTATAGTTATGTAGATCCACTAGAATTTAAAAAGAACAGGTCTGTATACGATTACGTGTTTACAATAGAAAACTTCTTTGGCAATAAAGAAATCTTCAGTAGATCTGACATTAGATCAAACTCTAGGATTTTTTACCTTACTAATAATCCAAACAAAGTTGAAGCGATTAGGGTAAGAGCTGACATATCTAGGTCTCAAAACCCAATAGGATCTCCAGCAATAGACTCGTTTACTGTAAAATTTAAAAATAATCAACAATTAGAAGATGAACAGGTAGCATAAAGTATGCCGATTGCATATCAAGATCCTAAACAGAAGAAAATTGTAAGACAACCACTTTCTAGGAGAATTCGTTTGTACTATAGGGGTGTAAGAAAAAGTGCAATAGAAAACCTTTTCTATCAAAAAATGTATATGGATATACAAAGAATATACATTGAGTTAGAATTAATAAATACAAAAATATTTAATAAAGTTAAATACATTATTGGGGCAGAGACTTCAGATACTCACAAGACTGATGTAGAGGAAGGATCTAGTTATTTTGGCGCAAAGTACTATGATTTAACTGATGACTCGGTATCTTTCTTTAACGCCAAAGCGCACGCAACACCATCAATTTCAGATGAATCTAGCAATTTGTATACAACAAATTCAATAGCAGCAAAGCTCGCTAAATTAAATTTTAAAATTAATCAACTAGAAAGACGAGTTAAGTAATATGTCAGACTTTTTAAATTCAGAAAACACTACGATTCAATACAATGGTCCAGTAAACAGCGCAGACTTTAATTTGAGGGCAGAACAGAACTATAGGGATTTGGTTCACCTTTATAACAGGTCTGGGATTTTAGATCAGAAATTAGCTGAGGCATTTGAGCGTGTTCTTAAGGATCACCACTTCCTTTCAATGGCCGTTTTGGATTTAGAAGATAGAGTAAAGGCTCTTGAATATGAATCAGAATCTGGTTATAAGAAACTTTCAATCTATAACTATTCACAAATAGACGTAGGATCTTTTATATCAGATCCAACATTTGCGATTAGCAGTACTGATGCGCTTAGCTTTGATTATATATATAATATAATAACTCTTCCAAAAGTACAGGGTTCTTCTCATTCAAAGATAAAGTTTTTTGATTCAGCTGGAACACAAGTTATCCCAGACTTTTTGGAAATGAAAGTCGATAATAGTTTCATTGGAGTTGATACAGCAAACGCATTAATTGACACAACTCCAATTTATTATTCTCTTTTAGAGTCTTCAGATAAGTTTTGGAAGAGAAATATAGTATCAGATTTACCATCTGCTGCCGGAGCTCAAATGTATCTGTATGCAAAAATACCGTCATCATTTTCTGGTTCTGCAGCTAGTAACTTCCTGTCGATGATTCCATATCCAATTTTTGGAGTAGATATTATTTCTATAGAATATACAACTGATGTTAATCCAACATTAACATCAAACGATAAATGGATACCATTAAACTTTAATCGACTCTATAACAACCAAACTGAAGCTGTTGGTAAGGTACCGCCAGGTGGTTGGTCAACTGTTGGGAACGACGTGATCCTTAACGCAGGACCAGTTGGATTCTATTTCCCACCAGTGCAAATAAACGCAGTAAGAATTTCTTTTAGACAAAGAAACTATATATCTGAAAATGGAAAGTATGTTTACACATATGGTCTATCAGATATCGATGTCAGATCTCAAAAGTTTTTGGATACTGGTAAGACTATAATCAAATTTACAGCACCAGATGAAACAACAATACAAAGTATTGAAGAAGTGATTCCAAAACTGTACAATGTCCCAGATGAGTTAATTTCAACAGCCTTTAGCTATAGAATAATATATAAGCAGGGCTCCTCCTATACTCTTGATCCAGTTCCTGGATCTACTTCGGTATGGATTGAGGTAACGCTCAATAAACTTGGAGATGGAACAGCTCCAGTCCTATCTGATTTAATTGTAAATTATACATAATTTTAAAAGTGTAAAAAGCCTATTTCTTTTTACTATATAGAAAAACCAATCTAAGGAGATAAGTAATATGGCTACATTCTATGTTGGTCCAAGACCAGTCCTTAAGGGTCGCAATAGCGCTGACATGGTCAACCCATGGAAGGGTACTGCTGGCACCTATTCCTTTTACCCACTATTCGCTAAGGGTGTTTTAGATGGTGGTCCAGACAATCACCACGTTCCAGGCGAAGGTCGTCACCCAGGCAATGTCCTATTGTCACAGGTGTTTAATGGCACTACGCTGTACGTACACCCACTTTCTGGCACAATGGCCAATGGCGTTGGCTACGATGGCGCTAGATTTGCTCCCCACACCTACAAGGGTGTTTCTGGAGCATTCACATCTGGATACGGGCATGCTTCGGATAAAACAAGATCATATGCTCTTTACACAAATTATGTTTTTGATGGTGTCACCTCAGCAGAAGCATTTGCTTCGGGGTATGGCCATGCGCAGAGGACAACTGATTACAGCCTTTATGACAACTATACATTTGATGGCGTAGACAGTGCAAAGGTTTTCCCAAGCGGCTACGGTCAAGCAAATGCGTCTTCTGAATATGGAAGAAACAAAGTGCTAGAATTCAAGGGTCTCAAGAGCGCTCTTTAATTCTCACCAAAAACAATCTAACAACACATCCTGCTGCTATACTTATGCAGCGGATCTAAACATGAATAGTGTTTATCCCGCCCTCAAAAGGGGCGGGATTGTTAGTTTAAGGATCAGTATACAGGTTTAGTTAGTTTTCAGTAGATTTAACAAGGATTATCTATATAATGTTGGAACAAATGATATCAGTAGTGAACAATGGCACGATGCCTCTTGACTTAGCAGAAAAATATCTGAATATATATATTCGGAGAATCTGATTGGAAAAATCATATATCAAAGTTGTGGACGAATTTTGAAAACAAGAATAAAAATGCTGAACTTAGTAGAAGCGAAATTAAAAAAGCAATAGCTTGCACAGTACTTTTGCCTACAATGGAGAAAACAAATATACCAGATCCCGTTCATCTTATTTTATTTTGGTGCCCAACGTGGAATCAATATAAAGAAAAAGATTGGTTTTCTCTTTTAAGGGATGTTGTAAAAAAAGATATAGAAATACAAAACAATCATAAACAACTTTTGGGTCTTGGCATTATTGACCCCATTGACTATTCGCCAATAACAAGACAAGCATATAATTGGCTTTTTTCTCACGCAGAAGCGTCAAACGTAGTTAATGAAAAAACAAAGGATCTTATTTCAAAAAAAATGCAGAATCTTATAAGGCTCTATGGTGGTGCCGTAATATCGAATCTTTTTACAAATCACACAAACGCTGTAGAAAAAGTTTTTAACTGGAGAAGCGGATACTTCTTTGAAAGAGAAATATATAACGTATATACTTTTGATCAGATAAAAAAAATAAAGTCTAAAGAAATAGAAAAACTAAATCCAAAATACATTAAAACATTAGCAGTTAACTAAGGAGACAATATGACACAAGAAATTGAAAATGGTAATCCCGATTTAGCACCGATTGCTCCAAAGACTACTATGTTTTCATTTAGGATAAGCGAAGATTTTATTGACAGCTATAAATCTAAGCCATCACCATTTGGTTACAAGGATGCTGGCGGTAATAGTGTTGGAGAAATTACCTTTCTTAGAACTTACAGTAGACTAAAAGAAGATGGTTCCAAAGAAACCTGGGTTGACGTATGCGAAAGAGTTATTAATGGAACCTATTCACTACAGAAAGACCACTGCAAAAAGAATAGGCTTCCATGGAATGACGCTAAGGCGCAAGCCAGCGCAAAAGAAGCGTTTGATAGATTGTTTAATCTAAAGTGGACACCTCCTGGTCGTGGGCTTTGGGCGATGGGGACAAACATCGTTAACGTACAAAAAAACTCAGCGGCTCTTCAAAACTGTGCTTTTGTTTCTACAGCTGAGATGACCAAGATTAATCCAGCAAGACCCTTCGCCTTTTTGATGGAAGCATCAATGCTTGGTGTTGGCGTTGGATTTGATGACAAAGGTGCAGATAAAGACTTTAGTATCTACGAACCAAACGGTGGTCAGATAAACTACATAATACCAGATACAAGAGAGGGCTGGGTCGAATCATTAACTCTTCTTTTAAATTCGTATCTAAAAGAAAATCAACCAAAATATACTTTTGACTATTCTCAAATTAGGCCACTCGGAACACCAATAAAAACATTTGGAGGGATTGCCGCAGGGCATGAACCGCTACTAAAGCTGCATGAACATATAAATAAAATGTTTGCTGGAAGAGCAGGATCAAAGCTAACAAGAATAGACATAGCTGACATAGGTAATCTAATTGGAGTTTGTGTTGTTTCTGGTAACGTTAGAAGATCAGCTGAACTTCTAATAGGAAGATTAAATGATCAAGATTTCTTAAATCTTAAAAATAAAGAAAAGTTTCCAGAAAGAAACTCTTATGATCCAGATGCTCCAGGTTGGGGGTGGATGTCTAATAATTCTGTGGAAACAGAAGTTGGAGCAGATCTTACTCCAATCATAGAAGGCATTTCGCTTAATGGTGAACCAGGTGTTATATGGATGGATGTTTCAAGGAAGTACGGAAGACTTATTGATCCACCAAATAACAAAGACCATAGAGTGGCAGGGTACAATCCATGCGCAGAACAATCACTTGAGTCTTACGAATGTTGCACGCTTGTGGAAACATATCTGGGCAGACATGAAAGCCTTGAAGACTATAAGCGAACGCTTAAGTTTGCCTACCTGTATGCTAAAACGGTTACCCTACTTCCAACTCACTGGGAAGAAACAAACGCAATAATGCAAAGGAACAGAAGAATTGGCACATCGATGTCTGGTGTGGCAGATTTTGCCGACAGACTCGGTATGCCAGTTTTAAAAGAATGGATGAATCAAGGTTATAAGACGGTTCAAAGATATGATAATGTTTACTCTGAGTGGCTTGGTATTCGTGAGTCCATTAAGATGACGACGGTAAAACCATCTGGAACTGTTTCTATTCTCGCCGGTGAGTCACCTGGAGTTCACTGGACACCAGGTGGTAAGTTCTTCAATAGAACAATAAGATTTTCAAACGAAGATCCAATGCTTCCATTGTTTAGAATGGCAAATTATAAAGTTGAACCAGCTGCAGAATCGCCAGATACAACTTCTGTTGTATACTTTCCAATTAAATCACACGCTGTTAGATCAGAAAAAGATGTGACTATTTTTGAAAAAATGGCTCTAGCCACAACTGCGCAAAGATATTGGTCAGATAACTCTGTTTCAGTTACCGTATCCTTCAACAAGGATACAGAAGCGCAATACATAGGAACAGTACTGCATATGCATGATGGCCAGTTGAAAACTGTGTCCTTCCTACCAAGTGGGAATGACACGTATCCACAAATGCCATATACCCAGATAACAGAAGAGGAATACGTTGAGCAAACAAAAAAACTGTTTCCAATAGATCTCACTGGAGTTTATGCTGGAATGGCGGCGGATGCAATAGGAGAGCGATATTGCACAACTGATTCATGCGAGATAAAGTTCATAAAGGATAATACAAAATAATATGAGTAATTTTCGGAGATGAACGAGAAAGTATTAACAAAACCTTTAAAGAGATAGCTTTAAATTTTGAGTATAAAAATCTAAAAGAAATTAATAAATCAAAAACTGAGCGCTACATACAGTTTTGCACAGATTTAAATGCCGAACTTCTAAACTCTATACAAGAAGTAAATATAATAACAAAAAACCTTTTATCATGCAAGGATGAATATTGTGATATTCCCTCTGATGTAAATAGTTTATTGGTATCTTTATATAAAAAATCTAGCGATTTTAACAACTATATGCTAGACTTAGTAGCACAAGATACTTTTATGGATTTGCCAGAGGAAGATGATGAACAACGAGAATGATGTTTTAAGTGTTTTAAAAAATGGATATGTTAGACTTGTTGATTGCATGGGTAGCGATCTCTCAATAGTCAATGCAGCCAGAGCTTCTTTTGCAAAAGAATCTAAAGAACTTTCACCTAAAGACGCAAGACTAATAGATTTTTTGATAAGAGAAAATCATATGTCTCCATTCAGACATGCATTCATGACTTTTGAGATCAAAGCTCCATTGATGGTTGCTCGTCAACATTGGAAATATGTAGTTGGTTCAGATCACACTATGGATTCATGGAATGAATCATCCAGAAGATATATTACAATGGATCCTGAATTTTATGTTCCAGAGGCTGGCGATTGGAGAACAGCACCAGAAGATAAAAAACAAGGCTCTGGTGGGCCAATAGGCCCCTGGCAGGGCTCTCTATTGACGGATGAGTTAAGCAAATATATTAAACAAGGTGAGGCATTATATAACATGGCCTTGGAGCAGGGAGTTGCCCCAGAGCAGGCAAGGCTGTTTCTGCCCGCCTACGGCATGCATGTAATCTATAGATGGTCGTGTAGCTTGCAATCACTATGCCTATTCCTTACACAAAGATTGGCTGAGGATTCACAGGTTGAAATACAGGAATATGCAAAAGCTATATATACATATGCTAAAGAGAAATTTCCCATAACAATCGGAAGATTGGTCGGATAAAGTGATCTTTGATTTGTTAAAAATAGTATTTTTTGTATTGCTAATAAATTGGACTATAGGCATGCACCTAGTAAATGCAAAAGCACAAAACAGTTCACAAAAAGCTATTGCGATTACTCTTGCGCTCCTGCTTAGTATCGTGCTGGGAATTATGGTAGTATAATAGTGTCATGCCAGCTTCAAAATTAAATTATATTGTTTTGTATAAAAATCACAGCCAGGTATATGGTTGTTCTTCAAAAAAAATTGCACTAGAATCACCACCACCAGACGGATATGCCGAAGAAGATAAGCGAATACTGTTTGTTACATTCGAACCAGATACAAACAATCTCTGCGCTTATGTGGTGTCAAAGGACCAAGTCGTAGAAGAGGAATTAGAAATAAAGAAAACAAAAAAGAAAGCAAAGAATAATGAGTAAGAAAAACAATCAAAAGAAAAAAGTAGGAATTAAACTTAGTTCAGGTCAATCTTATTTGATCGAAGACCTAGAAGTACTTCTACATATACAGAAGACTTATGCATCTATGATGCGAGGTCAAGTAAGCGAACAAGATAAGGTAATCTACAATAGGGTTATTGCAGCTGTAAATACAGCTATACAAAATGTTTATGTTGGGACAGATAATGGATCAGATGAAGACTACTGGAATTAAGTATTTATCTGTAGCGTTAGTTGTTGGTTTATCTTTTTATCTTTTTTGGAGAAAAAAAGATCAATTAAACAAAACGACAATGAGCAGTATACCTGACTACGATTTCTTTTCAAAAGAAGAAAACTATAAACCATATAATTCTTTTATAGAATTTTTTGATTCTAAAAATATAGAAGAGGCATATAACAAGTATACTAAATATATTGATTTTGGTATGAATCAGGAAAATGCTTTTAAGAGCGTTATAGAAAATAAATTCAAAAATGATTGATCTTTGTATTGTTAACTACAACACTAGACCATTACTGCAAAGGCTCTTGGATACTCTCCATGAAAATCTAAATTTAGAAAACAAATTCTGGAATTTATATATAGCAGACAATGGATCAACAGATGATACTATCGATTGGCTTAGATCCAATGATGATAAGTATTTAATAGATAGAGTTTGTTTAAATAATAATATTGGATACTCTGCGGCATGTAACAAGTTAGCTGCAAGAGGATCAAATAATATCATAGGACTTTTGAACGCAGATGTTTGGTTTTCCAACGAAGATATTACTTCTCTTTGCAAAATATTTAATCAAAATAAAGACATACATATTCTAGGCCCAAAACAAAGAGATGAGTATGGCCTAATAAGGCATGCTGGTATTGTCGGAACCAACATCAAACCAGCACACAGAGGATGGATGGAACCAGATCCAGCTGATCTTTTATTCAAAGACAGAATAGAATGCGTTACAATATCTGGCTCCGCTTATTTTATAAAAAGATCTATATGGAATGAATTAACAAATCATAGTAAGTATAGAGAACTGTACCCAGACGCTGTTGGGGCGTTTTTACCGACTCCTCACTATTATGAAGAAACTTGGTGCTCGTATTTTGCCAGACACCTTGGTTACAAAGTTGTATATGATGGATCAGTTTCTATTGGCCACAGCTGGCATGCTTCGTCACCAAAACCAGGAGAAGGATACAGCCACGCAGATGCCCAATTTAAAATTAGTCAATCAATTTTTAGAAAAGCATGTGACTATATGGGAATAGAGAGAGACTAATTGGCGAACGTAGTTTCATTGTTTTCTGGAGTAGGTGGATTTGATCTTGGCTTAGAAAAAGCTGGAATGAAAACAATATTTCAATGCGAATGGGATCCAAGCTGTATTTCCGTATTAGAAAAACACTGGCCGAATGTTCCAAGATGGAAAAACATTTCTGATTTAACAGCAGAAAAAATATTAACTCATAATAAAACTCCAGATATAATAGCTTGGGGTAGTCCATGTCAAGATCTTTCTAATGCCGGTAAAAAAGCTGGTCTTAGTGCAGAACGATCTGGTCTTTTCCATGAAGGTGTAAGAATTATTAAAGAATTAAGAAAGGAAACAAATAATGAGTACCCAAGAATCTCCATCTGGGAAAATGTTGCAGGAGCATTGTCTTCCAACAAAGGCGCTGATTTTGGAGTCATCCTCGATGAAATGGCTAAAGCAGGGGCGTTGGTACAAGAGTGGGCAGTCTTGGATGCGCAACACTTTGGAGTCCCCCAGCGACGTCGAAGAGTGTTCCTCGTCTCTATCTTCGATCCTGCAACCGCAGCAAGATGTCCAGACCCGCTACTACCTGTCAGTAAAATCATGCAAGGGGATTCTAAGAAGAGCCCAAAAAAACAAAACCAAACTTCCTCAGAAATTGCAGCATGCCTTAGAAGCGGTGGTAGTGGAGGAATCCCAAGTAGTAGGGGAGAAAATCTAGTTGTTGAAACCGTTGGCGCTTTGTGTCATCGTGATTACAAGGGTGTCGGTAGCCAATATGTTCAAGAGGGTAAAGTGATTGTGCAAAAAAATGATCTGAAAACAACTGTTAGAAGATTAACCCCACTTGAATGCGAACGTTTAATGGGTTGGCCAGATGACCATACTAGATGGAGGTCTAATGGCTTAGAACAGTCAGACAGTCAGCGCTACAAACAGTGTGGAAACGGCATTGCCAGCCCAGTCGCTGAGTGGATCGGGAACAAATTATCCGCTATACTATAATATACAAAATTTTAAACGAGGAGAACTATTATGACAGATAAATTAAATCCATGGATATACAACGCAGAAGTCAAGAAAGTAGTAGATGGCGATACATTTGATATCGTTATAGATCTTGGTTTTGATACCCTTAAGAAGGGCAGAGTGCGTTTGTACGGCGTTAATACACCCGAAAGCCGTACTTCTAACGCCGAAGAAAAGCAGAAAGGATTGGCCGCAAAAGAATTTACAGACCAGTGGCTAACACGTGCCAATCATCAAGTTAAGATTGAAACTATTATAGATAAGAACGAAAAGTATGGTAGAGTGCTAGCAAAGGTCTGGGATGAAGGTGGCAACTGTCTCAATGCTGACATTGTTGCTGCAGGCCTTGCCAGAGAATACTATGGTGTAGGCGATAAGACCTGGACAGAGTTTAAAAAGTAAAGCACAATGCAGACCTTTCTGCCTTATGCAGATTTTAAAAAATCTGTTGAAGTACTTGATTCAAAAAGACTTGGAAAACAAAGAGTCGAAACATTTCAAGTATTAAATATTTTGTTGGGTAGAACCCAATCAAAAGGTTGGAGAAATCATCCTGTTACTTTAATGTGGCAGGGTTATGAAGCAGCTCTGCAGGTATATCAAAACTATACAATACAGGAATGGATAAAAAGAGGATATAAAAACACCATGCAGTTCGAAAATTTGTTAATAGAAGCTAAACTCCCATCGTGGTTTGGTAATGAAAGTCTTCATAGATCCCATAGGGCAAATTTGTTAAAAAAGGATTGGGAATATTATTTCCCTTTCTTTAAAGAAGATCTTGTTTTGATTAATGAAGTAAAAGAAGCTATGTCTACGGCAGAAGCTCAAAACAAAAAACCTAATGAAATAACTCCATATTATTGGCCAGTACAAAAAGAAATAGTTGTGTAGGTAGTACGGAAATCTGCTATAATAGAAAGTTCGGAAACCGTTGCTAGGGTATCCCCTCCAGTAGATATTGCTGGGGGGGATATCTTTTTTTGTGGCACAAGTTGATTTTTTTCTCATACTTATGTATAATTGGTTCTCGTAATTAACCACTACACTCATAAAGGAAAAAATATGTCAGATAATAAGTTCAACTACTTTGAAGTCACAACCTCATTCTTGGTTAAAGCAAAGAATAAGGCTGATGCAGAAAAGATTGCTCTTGGACGTAAGAATGTTAAGGGTGAGATTCTCTCTACAAATACAGATGTAGAGCGTATTTCTGCAGTCGAAGTTAGAGAAATGTTGGAAATCTAATTATTATTCGCCAAAGAGAGATGGCGCTGGTAGTGTGATCAGCGCCATCTCTCTTTCCTTATGTTAGGAAAATTATGATAAACAATAAAATTTTTGCCCAAATGGTAGGCAAAAATGAACAAGGTAGATACCTTGAGCAGGTTCTTCAAAGGCTTTCAAATCAAGTTGACGGAATTATATTTACCGACGATTGTTCTGATGATGATACGCTTAAGATAGCTAGTCAATATTGCAAAACGTATCAAACACCAGAACCCCTATTCGCAAAGCATGAGGGGCAACTTAGGGCATTTGCCTGGGGTAATTTATCCGAACACGCTAAAGTTGGAGACTGGATTGTTGCTATTGATTGTGACGAGATGTTGTATAGAAAAGATGATCTAGAAAATCTAAATATCAAAGAGATATTAAATAGATCAGAATTTGATGTAGTTAATGTCAAGTTTTATCACATGTGGAATGAAACTCAATATAGGCAAGATAAACTATGGGCTCCAGGAAATAGTTCTAGAATCTTTAGATTTAAAGAAAATGGAGGTTTTCTAAACAGGAGATTGGCTTGTGGTTCTGAGCCGTCTTATGTATTAGATTGGATTAGACAGAGGAATTACTGGTTAAATTCTGGTCTAATAATGAAACATATGGGATATCAAAGAGATGAAGATAAAAATATAAAATATCAAAGATACTCAACTCTTGATGGAGGAGAGTTTCATAACATTAAACATATAGAGTCAATAATAGATCAAAATCCAGCTCTTATTAGCTGGGGAAATTTTGGAGTGTGATATGAAAAGTAAAACCAAGATAGCAACTCAAACGCAAACGATACAAACTCTAACCAAAAAAATGCTTGGTAGAGGGCGATATGCTTATGTATCTTTTCCAAAAACTACACTGCTTGCTATGAGTTCAAAAAATGAAAAAGATATTCCAGTTGAATTTATAGAAGATATTAAAAAGTCTTTTTCAATAAAAGATTCTTCATATATGAGAGGTGTGCCATCATCTTTTGTGTACTCGGCAGAAAAAGAAGAGGAATTAAATCTATCTATATTTGAAGATGATTCTATTTACTTTAATAGTTCAACACTAGAAAACTATTATCATTCTAATGAATTTGTATTTAATTCTTTTGTTGAATTCTATATAAAGAATACTCCTTTTATTATAGTTTCTTTCAACGAAAAAAAGTATGTTGCAAAAATGCTAGGATTACCAGCAGCTCATATATATGTATCGTATAACAATTTCTATGATAAGTTAGATGACATATGTGCATCAATCGATGCCGTAAAGCATAAAAGCGATATGGTTATATTAGATTGTCCAATTCTTTCAGCTGGTTTAGCCCATAAAATATGGGAGAAATTTGATTTATCTATTTTAGATTTAGGAAAAGTTATTAGTTTTTCCAAGAAAAAATCTTTAGATAAAGCAGCATTTAATGACAAAAAAACATATAAAAATTGACAAAGAAGATGATTTATTTTTAATAGATCTTCTCTTTGATTCTGATTTTTCTCTTGCTGAAATAGCAAAAGAGATTAATATATCTTATAAAGAATTAAATAAAAAGATCTCTTCTCTTGGCCTTAATTGGATTAAAGAGCAAAAAAAGAAATCATCTAGAGGACAAGCGGCACTAACTCACGCCATGAAAAAGCTTCTTCCTGGTCAAAAGATAGTCAACGAACACCATATTGGTGATAGACTAAAGCTTGATGTTTATTGTCCAGCATATAAGATAGCCGCAGAATTCCATCGGAAGACAACATTTTTACTATACCCAAAGATTTTATGAATCAAAGTACGATTTTGAACAAGCAGTTGAAAGAGATAAAAAGAAAATAGAAAAATGTAAACAGCTGGGAATAGTTTTAATTGTTTTTCGATACAATGATCTTCTCACGGAAGAAGCTGTTTATGATAGAATACTTGAAGCCGTAAGAAACGCAGAACCAGAAACGAAGCAGAGTTTTACTAAGAAAAGCGTTAAAGATAATAAATATTATCAAGAACAGAAAAAAAAGTATAACAAAAGAAGAAAAGATTTATACAAAAAAATGAAGAGCAGAAAGAAGTATCATGACCGATAGCAGCGTTATTCAGCCAATATCGGATATCTATCCAATAGAATATCAGATATTTGCTCTGTCATTTAGGCAGCAGGGGGCAATATCTTTTTTCAAGGATAATCTTCAACCTGAAATGGTTGGTATTTTAGAAGGCCAAAACGGAATAAATGAATTTTATAAAGCCTTAATATCATATTCAACATCTACTGAATTAGACGTTGTTGATCCAGTTGCTTTTAAGAGTTGGATGCAATCAGAAAGCGACCTATATGAAGCATTAAGTGGTCAACATGGTGTTGACTTAATGATGAGCGCTCTTGGTTCAATGGAATTATCAACCCCAGAAGCAGTAACAAAAGTAATCAAACATAAATATAATAAAATCAAACAAAGAAATCTTCTTAAAGAATTAGAATTTATTTTAAGTCAAAAGGGATTAAAGTCAGAAGAAGACTTGTCCAAGATGACATCACTAGCTATTGAAATAACTACTTTAGAAAATCAAATTAACTATAATCCTTATGATGGCGTAGTGACAGCTAAAGAAATTATTGAAAAAATAGACTCACTATTAGACACGCCAGACTTTCTGCCAACGCAATATAAGTCGCTAAATAGAGCTATGGGTTACACTAATGACGGAGGCTTTTATAGAGGTTCTGTCCATGCAATAATTGCAGCTTCTGGCAAGGGTAAAAGCACGTTTGCCAAATGCCTTGTCAATAATTGGCTAGATAATGGCTATAGAGCTTTGTATATTAACTTTGAAGAAGCAAGAAGTCACTGGGAAAAAATACTTATGACTCAGATTATTGGCCGAAATGTATATGCAGAAGTGTCAAATTGGAACGATGAAGATAAAAGCAAATACATCAATATGTTTATGAACAAGCTCGTTCAGTGGGGTGATCGCCTGATGGTCAAGCACGACCCAGACACTCCGTATTTCGAAGACTTAGAGAAATGGTTGAGAGAAATTCTTCTTCAAAATCAACATATACCAGATGTTATCGTAATTGATACAATACAGTCAATGTTTACGAGATCTAAGGGTAAAGCTAGATGGGGTGAGTTTGAAGAGATGATGGTTCGCCTAGAAAAGCTTGCAAGAGATATGAATTGCGTGTTGATTATAACAGCTCAAGAGAACTCAAATAGAATGAAAGAAAGAAGAGAAGTTGTTCTTCAATCAGATACTGGCGGATCCTTGGCTATCCAGCAGAAGTGTGCAGTAACTATTTTTATTACAGAAAAGAAACTAATAAGCGGAGACGATTCAGAAGACGAAAACATTATGCAGCTGCAAATACCAAAAAATAGAATAACTGGATCTACATTTTCTTATGAACCACCCCTTGTTAGATATGTAGATTCCAAAAAAACTTATGAAGAATACGAAATGGTTACTTCCGCATCTTATGATGCATCGTCAATACTTGACGATCTATTAAACAATGGAGACTTTTCATAATGAAACTAGTTAACCCTAAATCAATAAAAGACTATCAAACATGCGCACTATTATATAAATATAGACATGAGGATAATCTTCTTGAAAAAATACAAGGTAGAGATCTTGTGTCTGAACGATTTGAAAACACTATAAAAGATATTATTTATTACTTTTTTTATAAAAAACAAGGTGGTTATGCCCCCTCTTATGCATCGCTGTTAAATAGATGGGAAAAACTATGGTTCTCTGAGGACATATCTCATTACGATATCATAACCGAAAAACATGAAAGCGCCTATGGTAACAACGCTAGTTTAACCACAAAGGCGGCTTCGATACTATTGTCTTTTCACAAAAACTTTAGCGATAAAGATTATATTCCGATATCCATTAACGACGAATGTATAGTTCCAGTTGGCAGAAGGGCAAAATTAAAGTATACGTTTGATGTAATTTTGGCAAAAAGTAAAAAATATTACGTAATTAAATTTTTATTTAACTATAAAGATAGTCATCAAAATATGTATGAGGTTGATTTTGCAGCGATGAAACACGCCTATGTGTTTAAAAACCCGGCAAAAGTTAAACAAACAAAATTCGGCTATATAGATTTTGCTCAACCAAAAATATCTTTTCAAGAATATGAAATACAGGATGAAGATATAACAGCCTTAGAGTTTTGGACTGAAGAAATAGTTGACGAACAAGCCTTTGTCCCAAGAAGAGGGTTAACCTGGTACTGCAAAAAGTGTCCTTTCGATAAGCCATGCTCTAAGTGGAAAGGTTGGAAAGATGTCAAAAAAGTACAATGATTTTAAACTCGGTATTTTATTTACGAAAGAACAAACTTGGAAAATAAATGAAATGAGTCAACTGACTGGATTTATTGATCCAGCAAAATTTGTTCAATATCTTGTGAACAAAGAATATGATATGCTCAAAAAAAAACACGGTCCTAGTTGGGAATAAGAATGACAAAAAAAACTATATTAGACGAGTTATTAGATGAGAATATTTATTTTAAAAATAATGAAGAAAATGCTATTTTAAAAGATCTAATAGATGAAATAAATCTTATATCTTCTACTCATTTAAAAAGCTTTGTTAGATCTGTACTTCTTAAGGCAGATGATTTTTGGAAAATACCATCTAGCTTTTCTGGTAAATATCATCCGATAGATGAACATGGAGTTGGCGGAAATGTTCTTCATACCAAAAGAGTCGTAAGGGCAGCAAAAATAATATCTGATTCCTATGTCCTTGATGTGCAAGAAAGGGATGTCGTTTATGCTGCGTCGCTTTTACATGATGTTACTAAGGGCAAAAGAGACGGTAAATCTAACGAATGCTCATATGATCCATTTCATCCTTATACCGTAGATAAATTCATAAGTTGGTGTATAGATGAGGATAAAAAATATACATCAGAGAGTTCTTCAACAACTCTTTATGTAGATGAAGATACGATACAATCAATTTTGAGATTGATTAGATGCCATCTTGGTCCATGGTCGCCAATACCAGAAACAATGCCAACGACACACGCTGAGATGATAGTGCATTTAGCAGATAATATCGCTTCAAAGCTGCACAATATTGTTGACGGTGAAGCTATAATGGAATATAGGTGGAGACCAAATGACGAGCAGCCAAAATGATGTTATCCAAAAAAGACTTTCAATATTATCTTCTTTAGAGAGGTATATTGAAGAGTCTATCTACTATAGATCTTATAACGACCATATGAATACCAGTAATAAGTTTGTTATTTGGAATTATAATTACGAGAGTGGGAAGACCAATATTCCATGAGGCTTCCAAATGACGAAACAAAGTTTTTAAATCAATGGAAATATGTTGAAGTAGCGAGATTTGTCCCATCTTTAAATAGAGTTATAAGAGATAAGATTGGTGATGATCCTTTATTCTATAACATTTCTGACATTGATCAGTACAGAAGTCAACATAATAATACTGGTTTATATACATCTGTTTGGCACTATAATTCAAAAGATATAGAAAACTGCATTCGTTTGGGTTCTTTATATTTTGATTTAGACAATGAAGATATAGTGAAATGTTATAATGAGGTAAAATTTCTTTATGAATATTTACTTAAATATATTCCAGAACAGTCTATTCTAATATACTTTACCGGCAAAAAGGGGTTTCACATAGAATGTGAAGCTGTTTCTCTTGGTATTAATCCGACAAATGAACTACCTAAAATATTTAGATACATCGCTACAAAAATAAAAGAAAAATATCTAATAGAATCTTTGGACTTTGCCGTTTATGATATGAGAAGAATGTGGCGTTTACCAGGATCAAAACATCAGTCTACTGGTTTGTATAAAAATTTAATTCCAAGAGATATCTTTTATTCTGGTATAGATTCTATTTTGGAATATTGTTCCAAGCCACAAGATAATGAAGTGAAAGAACAAGAGTTTTCATATACCGCTAATGAATGGTATAGGCAGTTCATTTATCAGATAGAAGAAGAAAAGACTAAGCCAAAAGATTTTTTAGAATCCTTTAATAAATATGGATCTAGTAAGCTAAAAGCTTTTAATGAAAAACAAAAATCATTTGAAAAAGAAAATCTATGGAAGAATTGTCCTTCAATAAAAAGACTACATGAACAAGCGATTAATACAAGGAAATTGGAGCACGAAGCCAGGTTGTTTTTGTGCTCTATATTGACCTATAATGTTGACTCAATTAAATATCTACATGAAATACTCAGCAATTGTGACGACTATAATTTTGAAAAATCCAGTGCACATATTACCGACTGGATCAGAAGAAGAGAGATTGGTATTGGCGGCAGGCCGTATACCTGCGAAAGAGCAAACGCAGTTGGTGTAGGATGTGGAAATTGTTCTCTTGAAAAAAGAAATAAATGGGTTAAGGTTGGAGATAAGTTTATAGAAACAAGCGAGCAATCATCTCCATCTCCTATAAGATTCGCTTATAAAACAATAAAGGATAACGATGTCAAACGATGATGTTATAGGTCTTTGCACTGAATGTGGAACTGAACAATCAGATAGATCAATGTATGCAAGTCCTTTTGCGCAGGCTGGATCAGCTCCAGTATGCAAATACTGCACTGGTGTAGTCGTTGTGTGTTATAAAAAAGATAAAGAAAAGGTTCTTAACGATATTAGAAGGCAAAGAGGAATCAATTGAAAAATTGGACTAACCTACATAATCATACAGTTTTTTCCATGCTGGATGGACATGGAGATGTAGAAAAATATCTAGAGAGAGCCAAAAAACTAGGCATGGCTGGCTTGGCTACAACTGATCATGGAAATATCCACTCTTGGCTTGATTTTTACGACGCTGCAAAAGCAGTAGGCGTAAAGCCAATTCTTCGGAAGTGAATTTTATCAAGCTAGAAAAACAAGATTTGATAGAGACGAAGAAGAAAGATCTGGTCCATCTAAAAATGAATGGGAACAAAGAGGCCCATATCATATAACGATATTGGCTAAAAATAATACTGGTTATTATAATATAATTAAAATGTCTTCTAGATCTTTTCTAGAAGGATACTATGTTAAGCCTCGCATTGATCATGATTTAATTTCGCAGCATTCTGATGGCATTATAGTCTTGTCTGGCTGTCTTAATAGCGAGATATGCCAAGCGCTTTTAAGAAACGATTATAAATTTGCCCTTGAGTCTGCATACAAAATGCAGAGCATAGTAGGTAAAGAAAATTATTTTATAGAAGTACAAGACCATGGTCTTACTGAGCAAAGAAAAATTTCAAATCAATTAATAGAAATAGCTAAGGCCATAGGTGCTAAGGTTGTTCCGACCGGAGACTGTCACTATGTGCATCAAAAAGATGCAAGAGCGCATGACGTAATGCTATGTGTTGCGACAAACTCAACGATACATACGCCAGATAGATTCTCATTTTCTGGTGATAATTTTTATCTAAAATCTTATCAAGAAATGGAATCATTATTTGATCAAGGTTGGCTTAAAAATACCATGGATGTATGTGACATGGTTGATCTTAATTTGAACTTTGGCGAAATTCACTTTCCAAATTTTCCTATACCAACAAAAGAAAGCTCCGTTGAATACTTCGAACGTCTTGCTTGGGATGGTCTAAAGAATAGATATGGTAATCCTCTTCCGTCAGAAATAATAGACAGAGCAAATCACGAGATAAAAGTCGTTAAAGAAATGGGATTTCCTGAATACTTTCTTGTTGTTTCTGATCTAGTTAGATGGGCGAAATCAAATGACATAAGGGTAGGTTGGGGTAGGGGTTCTGCTGCTGGTAGTGTTCTTTCGTATGCTTTTGATATAACCAATTTAGATCCAATTAAATTTGGTTTGTTGTTCGAAAGATTTTTGGTTGAGGGTAGAAAGTCAATGCCAGATATCGATCTTGACTTTGACGATAGGCATAGAGACAAAGTTATTGATTACGCTAGATCTAAATATGGTAGTGATAGAGTCGCTCATATATGTACGTTTAATAGAACTGGAGCCAGACAATCAATTAGAGATGCAGCTAGAGCACTTGGATATGATTTTACTTCTGGTGACAAAGTTGCAAAGCTTATTCCACCGCCAGTACTGGGTGTCTCAAAAAGTCTTGAAGAGTGCATGGAAGTTCAGGAGTTTTCTTCTATGTATTCAAAAGATTCGCAAGCAAAAGAGATTATAGATGCAGCTTTTGGATTAGAAAATCTTGTTAGACAAACTGGAATACACGCCGCTGGCGTAGTTATTTCTAGAAATCCACTCGTAGATTATTTACCCATCATGCAGAAGGGTGTTGAAAAGCCGATAGTAACACAGTGGGATATGAGCAGGGTTGAGCAGTGTGGTTTGTTAAAAATAGACTTTCTTGGTCTTAGAAATCTTGGTGTGATAGATACCTGTATCAAATTGATTTCATCTAGAAAAAATATTCATATTGATGTTAATAAAATACCAATTGACGATAGTAAGACCTACGATTTGCTATGTAAAGGTCAGGCAATGGGCGTCTTTCAACTTGAGTCCTCTGGTATGCGTCAGCTGATGGTCCAATTGCAACCAAGAAACATAGAAGATATCATGGCCTTAATTTCTCTATACAGACCAGGTCCTATGGGTTCTGGAATGGATAAACTTTATATAGATAGAAAGCATGGTAGATCAGAAATAGCGTATGATCATCCAAAGCTAGAAAAGGTTCTTGGTCCCTCGCTTGGCATTATGCTGTATCAGGAAGATGTATTAGCAGTATCTAGGGAGTTAGCTGGATTTAGTTCGGCTGAAGCAGATGATCTAAGAAAAGTTATAGGTAAAAAACTCATGGATAAAATAGCTTTGTTCAGAGCAAAATTTGTCAATGGTTGTGAATCTATTTCTGGATTAAATAAAAATCTAGCTAATAAAATATATTCAGACATTGAATACTTCGGTGGTTATGGGTTTAACAGAGCTCACGCAGCTAGCTACGCAATGGTTTCTTACATAACAGCGTACTTAAAAACCCACTATACAGCTGAATATATGGCTGCTTTAATGTCATCAGTAGTTGGCAACAAGGATAAGCTAGCATCATACTTGGCTGATTGTAAAAAATCCAACATAAAAGTTTTACCACCTTCAATAAATAAATCTGGAAAAGACTTTAATGTTATAGATGACAATACAATTATCTTTGGCCTGTCCGCTATAAATGGCATAGGTGAATCAATAGCAGATACCCTTATCGCATGCAGGAATAAAGATAATCCATATTCAAATATGTATGATTTTTTTAGAAGAACAGATAAAGCTATTCTTAAAAAGTCTACGTTGGAGCATTTTGCTAGCGCAGGTGCACTAGACGAATTGGTAGATTTAGAAAAGGAATTTGATATCACAAGAAAATATGAATTAGAAATTCTTGAAAAAGAAAAACAAGAACTCGGAATATATGTTTCAAAACATCCCATAGAGGGAATGTGGGATTTTATAGAAAGAGATGTTACATCTGAAATCCAAGATGTATACGAACTGTCAAACGGTGCTAATGTAAAAGTTGGTGGCATCATAACAAATGTTAAAAAAATTATAACCAAAAAAGGTCAAAAGATGTTCAAACTTTTGATTGAAGATTTGACTGGAGAAATAGAGGTTATTATTTTTCCCAGAGAATCTAGAAACTTATCCGATGATTATCTCATTGAAGGTGATATAGTTATTATTACTGGATCGGTTAATAAAGAAAATGAAGACGAGACAGCAGTGGTTAAGATATTTTTTAATTCAATAGATAAAATAGATACGACTAAAGCTATTGGTACACAATCGATAGTTTTGTCTTTTAAACATGTTCCAAGCATGGAATTAGTACAAAAGGTATATGATATAATTGAGCCTGTAAATGGTCCAATAAATGTATTCTTTTCTTATATGGAAAATAATAAGAAAATTACTTTTCGTTTTAAGAAAACAACATCATTAAAAATACAAGATAAAATAAATGAACTAGTCAGCACATGGAGCTAATATGACATTACCAGGAACATATCAAAATCCAGCAGAAAAACCATGCTGGACCTTTTGCTCATCATGCAATAGATGTCAAGATAAGGGCAGATATAATAAATGCAATTCGTGCAGCGGTCGCTATGATCCTAGGGGTTGGACGGATCCTCATCCAGATGACTTCTGCGATTGCAAGAATGGCGTACTAAGGTGGAGAACTCAACAGGGACGTCTAGTCGTGACTAGATTCAAGTCTAACCCATTTAAGGGCACTGTTAGTTACGAAAAGAAATCCGAAGATGAAAGAGATTGGGATTCTTACGTTCATGACATGCGTGAAAAGTTGGATGATCCAAACTTTAATCCTATAACTATATACGAGGAGTAATAATGAAATCACATGAAATTGGGAGAATGACTCTCGGTTCTATAATTCTAATAGAATACGATTCGGGAGATAGGTCAACGTATTTTATACAATCTGGAGTTGCTGGGTTCTTTGCAACAAAAGAAGAACTAGATGATCTTTATGGATTATTAAACTACTATTATAATATAGATGCCATTCATAACACTGTAGTTTCGCTAAAAGATGGAGCTAATGAAATGGTTAAAGAAATGTTTGGAGAAAATGATGAGCTGGCCATATAACGAAAATGATTACATGGAAATTGGGAACTCTGGATGGATTTCCGTTGGTGAGCGGTGGATATAAAAATATTCATACCGGTCATTTCATAGATGAAGATGGAAACGAGTACGACGAAAAAGGGGTTTTTGTTCAAAACGTAAAGGACGAAGATGAATATAAAGATTAAGTCTTTATTTGATTTGTCTGACCTTGAGCGTCTGGCATTAACTGATTTTTCTTATTCAAGAATAGATACATATAAATCCTGTCCATCAAAATATTTTTATAGCTATATACAAAAAGAGCCACGTAAACCAAACGATGCGGCGCTGCTTCGGGAATATTATACATTCAGTATTAGAAGATAATGTTTCTAAAGAAGAAAAACTGGATCACTCAAAACTAGTCGAGTCCTATCAAGAGCACGCACAAAAGCAGGATCCAACCAAGGTAGTTGGTCCAGAATTAGTTAATGTTGGTACGACAATTTTAAATGAATTTTTCGATCAGTATGGTGAATCTACATTCGATGTATATGATAAAGAGTATGAATTTAATTTTATTATAGGAAATTATTCCATACTTGGCTATATTGATCGAATTGATATTGTTGATGATAATACTTTAAAAATAATAGATTATAAAACTGGTAAGTGGGAAGTATCACAAAAAGATATACCAAACAATCTTCAGCTGGGCATCTATGCACTAGCTGTTTCTGAAAAATTTCCAGACAAAGATATCTATGCAGAACTATATTATTTAAGATCTGGAAGAAGAAAAGGTCATTTATTTACAAAAGATGATCTAGAAAAAGTAAAAGAGAATCTTATTAAAGAGATTAATAAAATTACTGCAGATACCTTTTTCCATCCAACAAAGAACGAGAGAGCCTGCACGTATTGCGACTTCGCCAAGTCTGGCGCATGCAGTACAGGCGTGTTTAGATTAAGAAAACTAGCGAAAGCTTAATGTTATATACAAAAAAAATCTGGGGCAGGAGCCATGTTACGGCTCCCACCCCAGACGGGGGGAATTGCTTAGAGGCTAACTGGCTCAGCAGCAGCTGCAGCGGCAAGGTCGAACTCACCGAACTCCGCAACAACCTTTGTTGCCTCGTCACGAGAGTAGCCCATTGTGCTGAGGTTAGCGATAATCTCTTCGTTGACTTCGATAAGGAAGCTGTCGATGAGGGTGTCTAACTTGTTTGTCATATTATTCTCCTTGATTATTTGATTTATGAATGTTTTATAAATTATAATGGACTAGGAATAGGTTACGCATATAGGATAGCAGATACATGGTCAAAAACAACGCTCCAGAAGAATTTTTTTTGGAAATTTCTGGTCTTAAAAAACACCCTGTTTTAAACCGCCCTCTGCTAAAGAACTATAGTATTGATGAAACAACTATAGCAGCAAAGCGGTGGTAAAGGCAACGTTTACCAGCATACTAAAACTGGATATAGAGAAGATATTGGTTTAGTTCTAAGATCTAATTGGGAAGCAAACTTTGCCAGGATACTAAAGCTATATAACATTGATTTTGAATTTGAACCTACAGTGTTTGCTTTTCCAATTAAAAGAGGAACAAAAGCTTACACGCCAGATTTTTATATAAAAGAAAAAAATATATGGATAGAAATAAAAGGTTTTTTAGATCCAAAGAGCAAGATAAAATTGAAAAGATTTAAGAGATATTACGAAAAAGAATTTGACAATTTATTTTTTGTTATAAGCAAGTTTAATTCTGACGCAAAAGACTTTGCCAAAGAATTAGGAATTAAAAATGTTATCTTCTACGAAGACATACGCTCTTTCTATGCAGACAAGATATTAAATTGGGAAGGAAAATAATGGGTTCGTACAAAGAACAGTACTACAATTTAGCTGAAGAAGAAATGCAGCAGTTGATTGCAGAAGCAAAAACTGGTAATCAAAAATCACAAAAAGAACTAATAAAAGTTTTTAATAACTTTCTGACCAAATATACGACAATGTTATATTATGGAAAGTATAACTTAAACGATTACGACATTAGAAGATTTACTTCTCTATTCGTAAAAGACGCGTATGTCCGCTTTGCTTTAATGAAAAACAAACTTAACCTGGCTGGATACAAGCATGTAAACGAAGTGTTGCGACGGCATTACATACATGGCTAGAAGATATCGGCGATGAACAAGACGTAAGACAAACGGTAGATATGACATTCTTTCAGTGCATTGCGCGCTATCAGAGAAGAGATTCGGAAAAAGGACCCATTCCTTTTAGTCGGATTTTTGTACAGTTATTTTTTCTATTTACTCAAAAAAAACGTAGATCTATTTTTGATAGATCAATTAGGTAGAAAGAGCTTTCCACTATTATCCGACGATTCTTCTGAAGATCAAGAGGATCAACAAAAGCAAATAGGATTTAAGGCTCCACCAGAAGAAAGAGAAATGGAAGAATTTTTAAACGCAGAAGAAATTAACGAGTTTTGGATTTTGGGAGAAAGCTGCGCAGAACCTTTTGCTAGTCTTTCGGTTCAAGAGCGCCAACTGTTAAAGTGGAGATATGTTGATGGTCTTAGATCCAGTCAAATAAGTGAAAAAATTTCAGAACATCCAAATACAGTAAGAGAACATTTATCTAAAACAAGAGATAAAATACTTCGCATTGTGGTAGAATCTAAGATGGATGATGTGATAAGATTTCTAGACTTAAAGCAGGGCTAACATGAACGTTCATTCAATGCAAAAACTCAATGAATTACTTAGAGAGTTTATTGATCCACAAATTCAAGAAATAGTTACCGCCTACGCATCAGGCACTAAGGACTCAGAATATTTTATAACTATACCAGATACAAATACATTAGATCTTGGCATACACGAACTGGCTTCCCTTGTAGCTAGAACATCTAACGTCTATGGAAGAATAGCTCGCTTTGCTGGTATAGCTAGAGCACAATACAAACTAATAGAAGGTTCATATAAGAGAGTTTATAAAGCAAATAGAGTTGGAAAGAACGAAGCGGAGAGAGAAGCTAACGCCCTTGGTGCAGCAGAGGGCGAATACACCGCCTTAATTACTGCAGAATCAATTGTTCACTTGGCTGAGTCTATGGAAGCCGCTGCAAGAGTAGCATCTGAATCTGCAAGAAAGTTGATAGATAAGGTTCAGTCAATGCAAATAGCATCTTCGAGGGAAGAAAAGGGATTCTATAACGAGAAAGATTTCAAGACTTACTGATATGTATATAGCTCACTATAAATCCGTTAATTCAGCTAGTGAATTTTATTCTGAGATTAGAGATAGTTTAGATTTTCCTACACAAGTATCTTATAAAAAAGAAAGATACCTGTTGTTTGCCACACATATTGCCAGCACACCTAGTCAAAAGAAAAATATAGAATCAAGAGCAAAACAACTAAATATAAAATGTAATGTAAAGATCTAACACATGCACATAGAAGTATTTTGCGATGGTGCATCAAGAGGTCAAGGGCAGAGAAAAACAGGTGAAGCCTCTTGCGCCGCAGTTGTATATAAAAATAGAAAAAAGGTAGCTCAATTTGCCAGAGGATTAGGATTGAGAACAAATAACGAAGCAGAATTTGAAGCAGTAATTTCTGCTCTTTTGATCTGCTCCATGTCTGACTTTCATGATCCTATCATATATACAGATTCTGCCGTGGTTGCAAATCAAATAAATGGAAAATGGAAATGTAGAAACAATGCCCTACTTCCGCTACTCATGACGGTTCAAGACATAAAAGAAGAGTTTAATTTCAAAATAGTACAAGTCGAAAGAAACTTTGTCTGGGAGCCAGACGAACTATGCAACACATTTTTGGATAAATTGGAAGACAAAAAACGTAATCACAGAAAGATATGATATACTTAATAAATCATGATTAAAACATACAAAGAAAATCATCCAATAATAGTTGGTTTAGCTGGAAGAGCTGGTAGTGGAAAAACATCTGTTGCAGAAAGCATATGCCCTAAGGGTTCTGTTTATGCGGGTTCGTTGGATAATTCTCCAGAATCAATTATCTGGCAGCATATATTTTATGCGTTGCCGTTATACGAACTTGCATCTATCAAAAAAAATATTAAGGGAATCAATGAAAGATCTAGAAAACTTTTTGCCATACATGATGTTCTTTATGATCTTTATGGTGGTAGTCCGATAGGTTTTGTCCCACCGTATGAAGTACTCGTAAACATGGTGAACGAAATCGAAAAAATGTATATTGAACCAGAAGGTATAAAGCCAAGAACATTTTTACAAAAAACAGGTGATTTATGTAGAGAGCACAGGCAGTCCTGTTTTTCCGATTGGGCAATAATGAAGTCAGCAAAAATGTATAGATCTTATAGAAATTCTCTTAAAGAAAACGATATTGTAAATCCATATGCAGTAATCATTTCAGATGTTAGATTTGAAAACGAAGCAGAAGGGATATTAAAGCAGCCAAACGGCGTGCTGATTGTCTTTGATGCGGAAGATGAAACCTTAAACGATAGAATATTGAAAAGAGATGGAAAGCCTCTTTCCGAGGAACAGCTCAATCATCATTCTGAAAAACAAATTGACCTTATTAAGCAAAGGGCGACTCATGTCATGAAAACAGATAATATGACACTTGAAGAGCAGGCCATAAATACGCTAAAATTGATTACCAATCAACTTGAAACAATAGGAGTATAAAATGCCAAAGATTACAGAGAGCGCAATTGAACAGTCCGTTTCCCCAACACTTGATGCAGTTATTGCTTCGCATCAAAAAGTTTTGGTTAAAGCGGAGCCTGTTATGACAGTAGCTGTAGGAAGAAAAATTAATACTGGAAATTTTGAAAACGTAGATGTTATGGTCTGCCTAACGGTTCCACTAGAAGGCGCTGATCCTAAAAACACGGATGCATTTTCAACCATAGTAAAAGAGGCAGCTGCTCAAACTTTTGCTCTGGCATCTAGAGAAACAGCAGAAAGATATAATCTAATTAAAGAGTCACAGCAGGGTCGATAATTTGTATTTTATCAATATAAGCGATACTATATAAACATACTCAATTTAAAATAAAGAGGTAAAAACATGAAAAAACTATTATCATCACTTAAAAAGCTACTAGGGAAACCTGAGGTTGTCGTTCTTAAATCGGCCGTCGCCGACGCAGCACAAAAAGCTGCGCAAGATGTTGCCGCTTCTGCAAAAAAGGCAGCTGACGCCGCCGCTGCAGAGGTAGCAAAGACAGCTGAAAAAGCTGTAGACACAGCAGTCGCTTCAGTCAAAAAAGCAGCAAAGAAACCAGCTGCAAAAAAGACTACAAAAAAGAACAACCCTTCAGCGTAATGTCCCTTGCAAAAGCAAGAAAGTCTTCTAAGGATAAAGTTCCAAGGCCTAATAGATAGGCTATGGTATTTAAGGGAAAGATCTATATCAGCGGTCCTCGTATGGGGACTAACAATACAAATAGCGGTATTGAGCTGGCAAATAAAAAGACTAGATCTAAAAGAAAAAAAGGTAGAAAAGTAAATGGCAATAAAAAGAGGTAGGGAAACGTTTGCTGGCTATAATAAGCCAAAGCGTACCCCCAGCCATCCAACTAAAAGCCATGCTGTGCTAGCAAAAAGTGGGTCACAGGTTAAGCTCATAAGATTTGGCCAACAAGGCGTATCTGGTTCACCAAAAAAGAAAGGCGAATCAGCTTCTTATAGAAAACGTCGTGAGTCATTCAAAGCACGCCATGCAAAAAATATAAGCAAGGGTGTGATGTCTGCAGCGTATTGGGCAAATAGAGTTAAGTGGTAATTGTATGTCTAAATATGTAAAGACAAATACACCAATTCAGGATGAGCCTAAAAAGCAGGAGCCTGTTCAAGAAGTGTCAGTTCAACAAGAAGAAGAAATAAAACCAAAAAAGAAAAAAAATAAAAAGACAAAATAAGGAGAAATTATTATGATGAAAAAAATGAAAGATGATAAAAAGATGATGGGCAAGAAGATGAAGCCAGCCAAAAAAATGGGTGGTAAGAAGATGAAGTCTTCAAGCAAAAAGAAGATGGGCTACTGATCGTGGCAATGAAAAAGAAGGCACCAGCAAAGAAAGCTCCAGCAAAAAAGGGTGGCAAGATGTCTGGTCTTACTCCAGCACAGCAGAAGCTTCCCCCCTTTATCAAGGCAGCTATAGCTAAAAAGAAAAAGAAGAAGTAGTAACACACTGGTCCATCATGGCTAAGAAAAAGAAAACAGCTTACCAAAAGAAAATAACGAAAGTTATGGATGAATTTGGAAGAGGTACTCTACATTCTGGAAAAGGTGGACCAGTAGTTAAATCCAGAAAACAAGCAATAGCAATAGCAATATCTACAGCTAAAAGAAAAAGAAAAAAATAGGAGCGTTAAATGTCAAAAGTAGAGTGGGATATCGTAGTACCAGTAAAACAGCCAGCAGACCTTAAGGGTGTGCAGCCAGGAAAGCTTCCTGAATCATTACTGCGTCCAGCCGCTGGTGGCGGCAAATTACATTGGCTTTGCGCTGCTGCGTGGGGCGCAATGGTTGAGGCGGCAAAGTCTGAAGGCTTAGAGCTAAAACCAGTATCTGTTGGTGACACATACCGCACATATGAATCGCAGCTTACAGCGTTTAAACAGCGCTACACAACAGAACCCAACGCAAATGCTACTCGCACTTTTGAAGGCAAGAAGTGGTATAAAAAAGATCCCAAGCTTGCTAGCTTAGCTGCGCCTGGTACATCTCAGCACAATACTGGTTTGGCTGTCGATGTCCACTCTGCTGGAGAACCAAAGCGTTTGAAGTGGCTTATTGCCAATGTTCGCAAGTTTGGTTTTTCTTGGGAAGTTGTTCCAGAAGAACCATGGCACTTGCGCTATACCGAAGGCGATAATCCACCAGCAGCTGTAGTGGAATATATGGCAAAAAATAATATTGCAAAGCCCGAAGGTGTTGCAGCACCAGCTTCTACCAATGAAGCTCCCGCCGCAAAAGACGACGGTGGTGATTTAGATCCAGGTGACAGTGGCCCAAGAGTGACAAAGCTTCAAGAAGAACTCGCTGAGCGTGGTTTCTATAAAGGTGCATTTGATGGCCAGTTCGGCACGAAGACACAAGAAGCAGTAGTTGCATACAAGAAAGCCAAAGGTTTTGGAGATGGTCCAAAAGCTGGTAAACGTGTTCTTGATGATCTTGGAATAGGAATGTAATTATGGAAGCGATCATCGTTGCTCTCATAGGTGTTGTTGGTTCTGTGTTGGTAGTTCTCGTTGAAAGAGGCAGAAAAGAAAACGCCAGAGATCATGGTGTAGTTGCTGATAAACTTGATCAGATTGAACAAGTATTATTCAATATTGACGAAGACGTTATGCACATAGAGGTAAAGCTTGACGATCACTTGGAAGATCATGCAAATGAAAAATTTGGTGGCTTTGATCTAGATGATAAAAAGTTTAAGACTGGTGAAAAAGTAAAAGACAAAAAGGAAAAGAAAAATGGCAGCAAAAAAAGATAAGAAGTGGATTCAAAAAGCAATTAAAAGACCAGGAGCCTTTACAAAGAAGGCTAAGAAAGCTGGTAAATCTGTTTCTGGTATGGCCGCTGCAGTAACAAAGAATCCAGATAGATACAGTGCAACAACTGTTCGTCAAGCCAATCTTGCTAAGACTCTAAAAAAGATTAGCAAGAAAAGAAAAAAGAAGTAGTCATGGCGAAAGTTAATAAACCGACTAAACCAGCGCTGTGGTCTTCGGCTAAATCGCAAGCAAGAGCTAAGTTTGACGTATACCCTTCTGCATATGCGAATGCATGGGCAGTGAAGAAGTATAAATCAATGGGTGGTGGCTGGAGAACTGTTTCGACTAAGAGGGCTAAAAGAAAGAAAAAGTAATGGCTGGCCCAAAAGGTGTTGGTTTAACCAAATGGTTTAACCAACGTTGGGTTAACATAGGCGCTCCAAAGAAGAAGGGCAAGTTTCAACCCTGCGGAACTTCTGGTGTCGGTGGATCTGGATATGCAAAATGTGTGCCGGTGTCAAAAGCTAAGTCTATGTCAGCTACGCAAAGGAAGAGCGCTGTTCAAAGAAAACGAGCGCAAGGATCGGCAAAGAAAGGCGTTAAGGGTCAGGCTCCCAAAAACGTCAGTACCTTTAAGAAAAAAAGAAAAAATAAATAAATAAAAATATTTATGACTACTGATGGAGTTTTTGATGGCTTCATGCCAGCCATAACAGATATAATAATATCTAAGCCTACTGCATCGATCACTTCAAATGGCGATCTAATCAATGTTCATTGTGTTACAATAAAAACTGTAGACAAAGAATATGTATTTAGTATTCAGCCAGAACACATGCAGAAGTTATATTTTTTAATATTAAAAACACTTATCTAATTCCGCTATCTGATATAATGATAGTGTATGGCTGTAACTTTGTATACAAATGTTGAGATAGGTCAAATACCATCCACTCCTGCACAGCCGTATTTTGATAGTCCTCTTTTGGATACAGCTAAAAATACTCTTTTAAGTTATGCCGAGCTACTTGGTCATCCAATTAGTTTTATTCAAGAACAAAATGGTGCTCTTATACAAAACATACTTCCTGTTCACAAAACAGAGTATGATCAAATATCAACATCCTCAAAGGTAAATTTAGCCTTACATACAGAGACAGCGTTTCATCCTTATAAACCAGATTATGTTATGCTTCTCTGCTTAAGGGGAGATCCATCTGCCGTAACTACGTATGCAAACGTAGAAGATATTATTAAGTTGTTGGACAAAGAAATGATTATATATCTACAAGACTACGCCTACGTTACTGGAATAGACCAAAGCTTTAGATCCCCAAATAAAAAATACAAAGAAGTAACTTTGTCTATTCTAAAAAAGATAAAAGAAGATGAATATAATTTTGTTTTTGATCAAGACCTAATGAGGCCAAAAAATATATTGGCTAGCATGGCTTTAGATAAATTAGGAGAAGCTATAAGTAAATGCATAAAAGAAGTCGTTCTTCAAACAGGAGATCTTTTAGTTATCGATAATAATAAAACTATACATGGGCGTAAACCATTCCAACCAAGATATGATGGAACCGATAGATGGGTTCAAAGAATGTTAGTTTCAAAAAAACTTCCTCCGAGTAAAGAAATAAATAAACATATGATTACAACTACTTTTGAATTGGAACAGTAAATGTCCATCGTTTCGATTGTCATAACAAGCTATAACAAGCCTTTATTTTTGAAAAAAGCAATAGAATCTGTTTTAACTCAAACATATCAAGATTATGAACTGATTATTGCAGATGATAATTCTGATGATCCAAAAGTTTTTGAAGTAATTTCCAGCTACCAAAATTATCCCAAGGTCAAATACTTTAATTCATATGTTGAACAAAAAAGTAGACTAGAAACAGCTAGGTATGCAACCCAAATAAATACCGCAGTTAGAGACTTTTCAACTGGTAAGTATATATTATGTTTAGCAGATGACGATTACTACTATCCCGAAATGCTGGATAAGATGGTGCGTTTTGCAGATTCACAAAATGTAGACGTCTGCTTTTGTGCTCAGCATGTTGTAGACGAAAATGGAAATGTAGACGGCGGTGGAATTAATGGCGCTGGTGTTAGATTCTTTAACGAGGTGCTTACTCGTGGCGCAGATAAGCTTGATCATAATCAGGTTATGTTTACACGCAATGCCTTTGAAAGAGTAGATGGATGGGATGATTCACCATGGTGTTGGTCTGGAGCAGATGCACATTTTTTTAATCGACTAGAAAAAAGGGGATATTTATTTTACCCAATAGATTATGATCAGCCTCTTCAGGCAAAAGTATACAGAGAGAAGTCGGTCCAGTGGAATATTGCGAATAATCTTAATCCAGATGGAGGTATTAAAAATGATTAATCTGTGGGCAGTGGCTATGGCCAAAGATGAGGGAGACATCATAGATCATACCATGTGCCATCTTGTAGCAAATGGCGTTGACGGTCTAATTATTGCAAACAATTTATCAAAAGATAATACGCAAGATAAAATGGAACTAGCAAAAGAAAAAATAAATAAAACACATCCAGATGTAAAAGTAATTTTGCTGTATGATGATATATTAGCGTATACTCAGTCGCAAAAGATGACCTCTCTAGCACAGATGGCTAGAGAAAATGGAGCTCAATGGATTATACCTTTTGATATAGATGAAATTTGGTATTCTCCTAACTCAACTTTAAAGCAGGCTTTTGTCGATTTAGATAATCAAGGTTATGATATTTATAAAGCCCTATATACTAATCACTCAATAACTGAGTTTGATCCGATAGAGAAGTCTCCGTTTCATTCAATGATTTGGAAATGGAACTTACCGACTAATCATAAAAGTGCATTTAGATTTAGATCTTCAGATAGTTTTGTTAGAATTTCAAATGGCAATCATTTTGTTCAACACAATGGTTGGGATATTGGTTCTGGAGTTAAAACAGCTATTGATGATTATGGTCATGATAAAGTTATTTTTGGTCCGCAAACAGTTCAAATTAGACATTTTCAATGGAGATCTTTAGATCATTTTATGAAAAAAGTATTGAATGCGTACGAGTCATGCAAAGCCCTGGGGCCAGGAGCTGATCTATACAATGGTGCGGCTTGGGAGCAGCATTTTAAAATTTATGAGACAGAAGGAGTTAGCGGGCTGCATGAATTTTATTATCAAAATATTTTAGTCAAAGGAAACACAGGGTCGCTAATAAAAGATCCTGCTCCAATAAAAGAGATCGTGCATGAATAAAATATCTCTAGTCATAATAACCGACGGAAGACAAGACTGCATACAAAAAACCATTCAAAGATTTGAGGAAGTGGTATCCTATACTTTTTTAGAAAAAATTATAGTAAATGATTCTGGCGACACAAGGTATCACAGCTTTCTTGTAAATGCTTTTCCAGCATTTAAAATAGTTTCTCACGAACAAAGAAGAGGTTTGGCTGGAGCTGTTCAGTCTGCATGGTTTTCTGTGCAGCATGATTGTGAATTTATATTTCATTTAGAAGATGATTTTTTATTTAATAAGTCAATTGATATTGATAACATTATAAAAATACTTAAAGAAAATAAATACCTTGTGCAGATGGCAATGGTGCGAGCCTCGGTTAACCCACCAGAGGAGCAAGTTGGTGGATTCGTTTTTCAAAACTTACAAGACTACAAGCAGCAAGATGGTTGGTTTGAGCACAAGAGACTTTTTACTTTGAATCCGTGTATCTACCCAATAGAAACTACTAAGATTGGTTGGCCAGATCATGGTGGGGAATCTGAGTTCACATCAAAAGTACACTCGATAAATAAAGAATATCAATTTGGTTTTATTGGTAATATATATGATCCACCATTGGTAACCCACATAGGCGGCAGAAGGTCAGAGGGTTGGTTTCTATAACTGTGGATTTGCTTATAATTCGGAGCTGGTGGTCATGCAAAAGATTTAGTATATTTATCTCAATACGATAAGTATACTAAATGGAATGTAATTGGTTATTTAGATGATAATCCAGATCTTGATGGTGTTATTGGTCCAATTGATCTTTTCCCAAAAATAAATAGCACATGCGATATACAATATACAATAGCTATTAATTCTTCAAAGATAAGACAAACAATAGATCTTAAATTGGGAAGCCCACAAAATGCAGCCAACCTTGTACACGAAACAGCAATCATTGGATCAGAGTGTTCTTATGGAAATGGACTTACGATGGGGCCATATTCTGCTCTCACTACAAAAGTAACCTTAGGAAGACACGTGCATATAAATAGTTTAGTTTCGGTAAATCAATCAAGTAATATCGCCGATTACTGTACATTAAGTCCTGGAGTGAGAATATGTGGAGATGTTTCAGTTGGAGAAGCAACTTCTATTGGCGCTGGTGCAGTTGTGATAAATGTGAAAACTATTGGTAGTGATTGCATACTTGGCGCTGGTACAGTTGTGATAAACGACATCCAAAATGGAAGTACAGTAGTTGGAGTTCCTGGAAAAATAATTAAAACACAAAATACTTTCTAGTTTTGTGCTATACTATGTAGTACGAAGTCAGATGCCTGATCTCTGTGGTATACTATATATCACGGAGGCCAGTAGGACGAAAGTCCTGAGCTACGAGATGGGGTAAGGTGTAATCTAGATACACTTTACCCCATTTTGCTATTACTATAAAAGCGTTCTAGCAATTCGGGGGAAATGTTAAGGATATGCTTTTTAAGCTGCGTAAGGGATGGTTTGCCCTACTGCCTTCAATAGCTCTTGCTTTTAGTTCGCTGCTCAGCGTTAGTATAAATCAGGCCAAAGCAGCTGATGGAAGCAAACTTGTATTTTCTTGGCAGCAAGCTACCGTTTATCAAGAGGTAAATGTTGCTAGCTTAATTTCTTCTGGCAGTACTTTATCTGCTACAGTCAGTGCCGCTGAAGTCCAAGACTGGAAAGTTTCCGACGATAAATTAACTGTAGGGATTCAACTCTATGGTGCTGGTGGTGGTTTAATTTATTCTCACGATACTGGACAAATGTCACTTACAAGTTCAACTTTTGCTGACTACAGTATTTCAGTAACTAAATCCGGTGTTGGCGAATCTGCTTGGAATCAAGTGCAGTCTGCAAGAATTTCAATTACTGGGCAAGATGGTGAATTCTGGGCAGGAAATTACGGTACGCAGGTTGAATCGGCTAGTTTAAAATTAGATGGTGTTGAGCTTTTATCTAATACAGAGTTTACGACAAACGCCAACTGGACATCCTCTCTTGGGTGGGGTCAGTGTACTGGTGCAGGTGGCGGATATCAGCCGTGTATTGGTGTTAGTTCATATGAAATAAATAATCCACCTACAACAACAACGACCACCGCTCCTACAACAACCACAACAACTACTACCACTACTACTACAACAATTCCTGCAGCTGGATCAGGGACTGAAACTACTGAACAATTTGAAGGTCCTGGACCGACTACTGGTGTATTAGTAAGATTAAACAATACCACT